GAACCCAATGCTACCTCAACAAGTCAATTAAAATCTTGGCTTTTCAGTTTGGGATGGACACCAACAGTATTTAACTATGTAAAAGAAGAAGAGTCTACAAGAGCTGTACCTCAGATTCAAGATAAAGATAAAAAGCTTTGTCCTAACATATTGGTGCTAGCTGAAACATATCCTGTGCTTGAAAATCTAAAGGGATTATTTATGCTTCAACATAGAATTGGTGTTCTTAAAGGTTTTCTAGAGTGTTCTAATGAGCAAGGTAAAATGCAAGCTCAAGTAGCAGGATTTACTAATACTCTTAGATTTAAACATAAGAAACCTGTAGCAAATCTTCCTAGTGTAGATAAGCCTTATGGTAAGGAAATCAGAGGAGCTATTATAGCACCTGATGAGAATCATCTATTTTGTGGTTCAGATATGTCTTCATTAGAAGATACTACTAAACAACATTATATGATGTTCTATGATCCTGATTATGTTACTCAAATGAGAACTCCAGGATTTGATCCACATCTTGATGTTGCTGTATTATCAGGTATGTTGACTCCTGAACAAGTAGAAGAGCACAAACTTTATGAAAGAACAGAGGGCAAAGAAGGGACATCTTACAAGAAGGTTAGAACTAAAGCTAAAGTGGTAAACTTTTCAGGTATTTATGGTGCAGGACCAGCAAAGATAGCTTTAACTACAGGTATGTCCTTAGAAGAAGCTACACTACTGCATAAGATTTACTGGGAAAGAAACAAATCTGTAAAGCAAATTACTAATGATGTTGTATTCAAAGAAGTAAGAAAACAAATGTGGCTTTACAATCCTGTAAGTACTTTTTGGTATTCTTTGAGACAACCTAAAGATAGATTCAGTACTCTTAATCAAGGTACAGGAGTTTATTGCTTTGACACTCATATTAAGAATGTTAGAGCACAAGGCATTAAGATTAGTTTGCAGTATCATGATGAGATTGGCTTTAGTTTCTTAAAAACAGAAGAACAACAAGTAAAAGATAAACTTAACAAAGCTATAAAACTTACTAACAAAGCATTAAATCTTAATGTTCCACTTGGTATTTCTATAGATATAGGCAAAAACTATGCAGAAGCCCATTAATTACACAGACTTTTTTACTTTCTTTTTAGCTCAACCTATAGCAGTATTAGTAGGAGGTGCTACTGAAAAAGAAATCTTAGAAGAATTAGAATTTAATGAACTATTTCCTTTAAGCTTCATCAGAGAAAAGGATAATCCCTACTTTAAAGCTACAGCTATAGCACTAAAAGCTCAAGGAGTTACACAAAAATTAAAATTTATTATCATACCTATAGGGTATACTAAAGAGTATTTAACATGAGAAAGTATTTTAGAGAGTTAGAGGTGCTCTTCCAAAACCCCAATTCAGTTCTTACTTACATTGATAAAATAGAAGCTTTAAGAGAACATATTACAGACCCCTTAGCTATTACTGAATTTGTAAATAAAGTTAGGGAAAAAGTTCAAATTGAAGCCATACAAGCTGTTATAGATAATGAAGGAGGAATGGTAGCTATGGCAACAGGTTCAGGTAAGTCAAGAGTAGCAGTAGAGTTAGCTAAATATTACTGTGAACCTTTTGTTTCAGATATAGCTTTATTAGTACCTACTGAAAAACTTAGAGATGAAAACTGGTTAGAAGAATTTGAAAAATGGGGAGGAATGCATCTTTGGAATGATACTCAAAGGTTATGCTATGCTTCAGCATCTAAAATTAAAATTAAAAGTTTTAGTTTAGCTATTTTAGATGAAAGTCACAATATTACAGAATTAGCTTCTGAATTCTTTTATAATAATAGAATATTGAGAACAGTGTTTCTTACTGCAACACTGCCTACTGATCCTATTAAAGTAGAAATACTTAGAAGACTAGAAGTTAACCTTGTCTATCAATTGACTTTAGACCAAGCTGTGAGACTAGGATTTGTAGCACCATATAAGATTACTGTTATTACAGTACCTTTAGATAATGTTACAAAGAATATTCCTGGTGGTAATAAAACTAATCCTTTTATGACTACTGAATCTGCTACTTATGCTTATTGGAATAAAAGAGTTCAATCTTGTATGGGAAATCAAACTCCTCAAGGTAAAGCTAAAATGAAGTTTGCTGTCCTTGGTAGAATGCAGTTTATATACAAAATTCCTTCTAAAACTGCAGTAATTAAGTTTTTACTTGATAAAGTAATCAGTAAAACAGATAGAACTATTATTTTCTGCGGTAATATAGAACAAGCTGAAGTAGTGTGTCCTACATTTTATCATTCTAAATCTACTAGTGTAGCTTATGATGATTTTAAAGCTGAGAGAATCAATAGGTTATCTTGTGTAAAAGCAATCAATGAAGGTCATAACTTTCCTGGTATTGACTCTGGCATTATAGGTCAGTTAAACTCTAAAGAAAAAGATTTGGTGCAAAGAATTGGCAGATTGATTAGGTTTAGGCCTGGACATGAAGCTCATTTGTACATAGTAATTTCTGAATCAACTCAAGATGAGAAATGGTTAGAAAATGCTACTGAAAACTTAGATCAATCTAAGATAGAATATATAAGAATTGATAACTTTAAAAAAAGATTTGTATGAGATTACTAACTTATTATCAATATCTAGGTTTAGGTAAAATTAGACCTGTAGATATAGATACTATTGAAAAAACAACTAATCCAGGTGCTATTTGTACAGTGCAACAACATATGGTTATTAATGTCTTCGATAAGACTTTTAGTCTAGAAGAAATCAAAGAAATAGTTGAATTTATAACTGAAAAAATTGAGAAAGATGAAAATAAACATACAGATTAGAGCAATACTTGATACTTACAATATTCCTGTTGAAGATGGTATAGCATATCTTCTTTCAATATATTTTAATTGTAGACCTTCTTATACTCCTCCTCTTTTAGTTCAAAGAATGAATGTTACTAACATTCTTGGCATTGATGCTAATAGAGAAGTTATGTGGCATATTCCTTTATTTGAGGAAGGCAGTCATACTAAGTGGGATTGGGTTAAAGAATGGAATCAAGAATTTGGTAACATTAACAAAAAAAGAAAAGGTCCAGACAAAGATTGTATTACAAGGATGAAAGCATTTTTTGCTGATAACCCTGATGTAAGAAAAGAAGATGTCATTGGAGCAACTAAGATGTATTTTAGAACTCTTAGCAATGCAGAATATCTTATCTCATCTCATTACTTTATAAGTAAAGGTGTAGGTAGAGATAGAACTTCAGCACTAGAAGGTTGGGTAGAAAAGTATAGAGAAGCTCTTGCTGATACCTCAACCAATGACAGTGTTGACATAACTTCAAGAATGCAATAATGAATTTTAGAGCAGCCTTTGAAGCAGGTCAGAAAGGTAGTAATAAAGGCCTTCCTATGGGGGAAGGTTTGAAGACTATCTCACAGGCAATTAATGGAATCCAAAGAGGAAGAATTTACACTGTTGGAGCTGCCCCAAAGGGAGGGAAGTCAACTTTTGTAGATGTAGGTTTTTGTATAGAACCTGCTGTCTATGTATTGGACCATAATGCCAAAATTAATGCTTCTATGGAAGCAATTGCCACTAAACTTGAAACAATGGCTGACCCTGATACTAGAAATGCTCTCAATACAGAGTATGAAAGTCTTAATGGTAAGTTACTTGATGTTGAGTTTATCTATAACTCTTTTGAGATTGATAGAGTAAGTAAAGAATTTGATTTTGTTGCACATTTCCTCAACAAGGATTTTAACATTTATCTGATAACTTTACCTGCTGGAAAAACTTATAAAGAGAAAAATGTTGTATCTTTATCCTCTGCCTTTTTAAAAGGCGAGTTGGAATATGATACTGCAACTCCTGATGCTCCTAAAGAAATTATTAGAGTTTCTGAAGATTTAATCTCTAAGATTAAAGTCATTTACAGAAACAGAATAGTTCCTTTATTTGGTGAGTATAATGATAAGGGAGAGAAAGTTTCTAAAGGGATTATTAAGTTTTTGGAAATCAAAGACAATCCTACTGGAATCAGAAATTATCTTTTAGGTTATGCTAGAGAAAATGGTGAATTTTTGTATAGAACTACTGTTAAGGATGGGGTAACCTTTCAAAGAATGATTGGTTATAAACCTAATAATCCTGCTAAGTATGTTATTATCATTACTGACCATTTAAGAAAGCTATTACCTGAAAGAGGATTTAAGATGAAAGAAACTGTAGATAAATTCTCAGAATATGCTGTAGAGTTTAGAAACACTTGTAATTTCACATTTGTGCATATTATCCACCTTAATAGAGCACTGAGTGATATTGGAAGAAGGCAGTATGATGATGACAGATTGTTTCCACAATCTGATGATATTAAAGAAACAGGTAATCTAAGTGAGGATAGTAATTATATCTTCACAATGTTTAATCCAAATGATGACAAGTTTAACTTGACTAAACACTTTGGAACTCCTATTAGAAGACCTGATAAATCTCTTTTGTATCCATTTATGAGAACTATACATTTAGTAGAATCTAGACACAGTGTTTGTCCTCAACACTTTAGAGTCAACATGTATGGTGATGTTAAGAAATTTGAACCTTTAACTATTTAAAAGAGAAAGTATGCCAAAGATTTTGGTTTTAGCCCCTAGTGGGTTTGGAAAGTCCACCAGTATTGGACAAATACCTGAGTTAGGTATTAAAGGATTAAATCCTGAAGAAACTTATTTAATATCAGTTACTTCAAAACCTCTTCCTTTTAGAGGAAGTGGAACAGCATATCCAATTACCACAATGCCTGACTTAAAAACAGGTAGAAGAATCATTACTGATAATGCAAAAGACATAGAAGCTATCTTCTTAAATTTAGTAGCTAGTCCATTTAAGAATATTGTATGGGATGACTCTAATTATGTAATGCAGAATTGGTTTATGGCTAATGCCTTGGCTAAGGGTTGGGATGCACCTAAGCAGATTGGTTATTTTATGGGTAAAATCTTTGATGCCATAGAAAAACTAGATGCAGCAGGTAAAAATGTGATCATTTTGGCTCATGGGGACAATGTTCCTGGTGCTGATGGTAGAATCTATATGAAGTACAAAGCTACAGGTAAGATGGTAGATGAGTATTTGACTGTAGAGGGTAAAGTAGATGTTACTCTTATTGGTATTAGTAGATATGATGCTACTGCAAAGAAAGCTGTTAAAGAGTTCTTAACCAATGAGAATGAGCAGTATTCTTCAGCTAAATCTCCTATTGGGATGTTTGACCAACAATTTATTCCTAATGATTTAGGTTATGTTGTTGACAAAATTGCTGAATACTATGGATAATCTTCAATGGTATCTGTTAATTCTGCTAGGCATTATTGTTGGTGCTATGATAGGAATAATAACTATTGCTTTACTAAAAAGTGGTAATCCTACTCAAAATCTTTGTCCAAGATGTTTAAATGAAACTGAAGAAGAAAGACAGTTACAAGAACAATGGGAAGAACAACAAAAAGGTTACAATTAATTTTTAATTTTTAAATTTATACATTATGTCACAAGAAAATGTGCAAGCTGTTGTATCAGCACCACAAGTTTTAAGAATCACTATTAGTGATGTTTTAGGCTTGTTAGACCAAGGTAAAAGCAGAAAAGAAATTGCTGAACACTATGGTAGAACTCAGTTAGAGATGAAGAAAATGGTTTGGGATCACCCTAAATTAAAGAACAGAAAAGCCAAAAAGCAATATATAGGTATTGAGCTTGAGGATGATACTGAAGACATCAATGATGCAATGAGACCTCCTCTTCCTCCTGGAGAAGAAGAAACTACAACAACAGAACCTGTTGTAGAGCCTGTTGCTGTAATGGAAGAAGCTCAAGTTGAAGGTCCATCTTCATCAGACTGGAATTAAGAATTTGTTTAATTAATTAAAAAGACTAAATATGTCACAATTACCTGGATACGGATTCGTATCAGATTCAGATGAATCATTAAAAACAAAAAGTGGAGCCAGATTTGGTGGTAACTTTGGAGTAGCAACTTTAGCAAAATTTGCTTACAGTCCTAATGTAGCTAAAGCTGGTCAAGAGCCAAGAGAAGCTATTGAGATTGAAGTAAAAGTTGGAGATAGAAGCTACAAAGAATGGATTAATCCTGTAACTAGAGTTGTTGATAAAAACAATGCTGAGATTACAGATAAAACTTCTGCTGAATATATCAGTGGTTTTACTCTTCTAATGAATCAGCAAAATGCTACAGTAACTCATTATTTGAAAGCTGTTGGTGTTACTGAAGACGGATTAAAAGCTGCTTTCACTACTCCTGCAGTTAGCTTTGCTGACTATGCTTCAAGAGTTTGTGCTTTATTACCTATTGGGTATGATAAAAAGCCACTTGACTTATTCTTAGAATATCAATGGAACTTTGGTAAAAAGCAAGATGGTGGTCTTAATGACAAAACCTATCCTACTTTGCCAAAGAACATGAAAGGTGGTTATTTTATTATTCCTGCACAACCTGGAGTATTTGTTGAGAAAAGAGCTGAAGATGCTGCTTTATCTTATGAGAACTCTAATGGACAGAAACATCCTTTTGAAAGAGATGCTAACTTCATGACAGGTAACAAAGGTACTCAACAAGTATTGGGTCAAACTGCTAGCACTGGTGGAGCTATGGCAGCTCCTGCTATAGCAGGTAACCCTAATGGAACTTGGTAATAATTAATTAAAATCTAACCTCTTTTATATGAGCCAATATCAATATAATTCAGATAACTTGCATAGAAGAGGTTTTATTAGTAAGGAAAGCATTTTAAGTTTAGTCACTCAGGAACAGATATTTGAGTTAGTATTCAATTTTATTCCTCAAGAGTTTGATTATGTGGTGTCTCCTTTAAGAAAAGATAGAACTCCAGGATGTTGGTTTAGTTACCATACTAATGGAGTTCTTTATTTTATTGATTTTGCTTATAGCAGAACTCATAGTGATTGTTTTAACCTAATTCAAGACTTTTTTAAATTTCCTAATTTCTATTTGACTTTAGAATATGTCCATAAAACCTTAATACAAGGTAAAACAGGCTTAGAGCCTATTATACAAAAAGAAGACAGTATCAAAGTAGTCAAAGAAAAAGTTAAACTCCTAATTGAAGCAAGGCAATATACCTCTGCTGATGTGAAATTTTGGTCTCAATATGGTATTAGAAAGAAACATTTAGTTGAAGACAGGGTCTTTCCTGTACAAAAGTTATTTGCTTTGAACACTAAATCAGGTAGTCATATAATTGATTGTAAAGATATTGCATACAGTTATAATGATTTTCCTGAATCTAGAAAGAAAGTCTATTTTCCTATGAGAGAAGGTAGTAGAAGGTTCTTAACTAATTGCACAAAGAATGATGTAGGTGGCATCAATTCCTTAATGCCTTATGGTAAAGAACTCATAATTACTAAATCTTATAAAGATTATAGGGTACTGAAGAATAGTGGCAAGAATGTGATTTGGTTTCAAAATGAAGGTATGATGCCCAATGATTTAATCTTAAATCAGTTGGTTAAAAATTTTGTTAATATCATTGTATGGTTTGATAATGATCAACCTGGTATTATAGCTTCTGAAAAAATTAAAACTCATATTAATAATATTGTTCCAGGTAAGGCAAAGAATTTGTGGCTTCCAGAAAGAAGTCTAGAAGTAGGTATAAAAGACCCTTCAGACTGTATTGCTAAAGACAAATCATTATTTACTCAATTCTTAAAAGATTTTACAAAATGAATTTTAAGCATATTCATTACTCTTGGAGACCTCTTCTGAGTGAATTTAACACAGATGCTTTCCTTTACTTCAAAAATGAATTGTTACCCAAAGAAAAATATTACCCTGAAGCTGATGAAGTCTTCAGGGTTTTTTCTATGCCTGTATCAGAAATTAAGGTTGTGCTAATAGCTAGAGAAGAAGCTTCTCCTATAGTACAAGAAGGCCTTTTCTTCTTAAGAATGTCCCTAACTTTTGGGGCAACCACAGACCATAGTGAATATTGGGAACCATTCATTAAAAAGGTTATCTATTTTATTGCTAGGAGTAATCCTTGCATTTGGCTTTTGCCAACAACAAAATCACAAAGTTATACAGCTAATCTACCTGCTAAAACTATATTTAATGTGATAAAGTATACTGATGAAACTATTCATCATATCCCTTTCAATGTAGATTACAACTATGTGTTTAAAGGGATATATATTAACCTTAAGCATGTAAACCTCCTTCTTAAAAAGAAAGGATTAACTGAATTAAATAATTTTTAAAAATTAAAACCATGAGTGATGTACAAACTCCACAAAGAGAAATAACTATCTATGCTACTAGAGGTGGCCAAATGAAAAAAATCATGACTAATGCAAGTACTTGGGGAGAATTACAACCTCTTGTAAGAGCAGAAGGATTTGATTTAAGTTCTTTATTAGCAGCAGAAAACATTAACAAGTCTGACTTAGTAAATGATTTAGCTGTGTTGCCAGCAACAGATTTTAGATTATTCTTAAGACCAAAACAAACTAAGTCTGGTGCTTTAGACAGAAAAGAATGTTTTGCTGCTATCAAAATTTATTTAGTAAATCATCCCCAAGATAAAGCTAAATTTACTGTTGATGGTAAAAATGTAACTCAATTGAGTACTGCTATAGTTCAAGACCTAGTTGCTAAGTATATTGGTGGTATTAAATCTGAATCAAGTACTACTATAGCTTCTGAAACAATTAAAGAAGTTAAGTATGTTGCAGAAACTCCAACTAATGCTGATTTAACAGACATTGAAAGAGTAGAAGAAGCTTTGTCTTTAATATCTACCTTGAAACAGTATGATGCTTATTACAAAGTTCTTAAGCATTTAGGAAAACTTCGTTTTCAAATTTCTCCTGAAGCTAGACAATCTGAAGAAGATGAGCTAGCTAAAGAAGCTAGAGAATTAGGTTACTAGTATTAATTAAGGGCTTATGTAATGTAAGCCCTTTAATTTCTTTATTATGTCAAGAAGTATAAAAGATAATACAACAGATCCTCTTAAAAAGTTTCTAAACAATGCATGTTTACTAGGTACTCATAAGAATAAGAAGTTTTTAGGAAAACTATTTGACAAGCAATTTATTGCTATTCCTGGAGCAGATCCTACATCAGATATTCAGAAAGTAAAATCCGACTTCTTTAAGATATTAGACTTATTTGAAGAAAAGTATAAAGGGAAAGCTGATTTAGGTTTTTATCATGAGTCAGGTTTACAAAGGATTATTCCTTATTTTAAAGTTCTTTATCCAAAATTTACTATTACTAATAGTCAAGGTAGAAGTCATGAAATAAGAGATTTATTTGTATACCATAGTTTTAAATTTACTAGAGGTTCTGTGCATCCTTGGAAATTAGAGGGTGGTAGGTTTTCTAAAACTGATTTAGAGATTACCTCAGGGTATCAACAAAGTCATTTAGGAAGTCACAGTGGTTGGAGTTCTAATCCTTTTTATTGTTCCTATTTTTGTGTAGGAGGAGATACTGATGTAAGTAGAATGCTAGCTGAATTTGAAGTAGAGATGGATATGGATAGGTATGAATTATTTTTATTTTGTGTAGATAGTATGATTACTTGGGAATCTTTAGAGGGTGTACCTTTTATTAGAATGGAAGTAATTAAAAATGCTAATTCTGGTAGAGTAACTAATACTAATCCTAATTATGAAGAAGGAATAGTTCAAGCTATTCTAACTGAAAAAATACCTTTAGATGTAGATTTTTACATCTCTGATGGTATTTACAAAATTCATCCTAATTTAAGAGCTTCTAATTTTATTAAAAAAATAGTTTTAAAACATTACACATTTAATGTAGCTAAGAGTATTATTGTTAGTAAAACTCCTAATACTTTTGATCATTATTTACAAATGAAAGCAGAAGGAGAAGTCTTAAAGCAAGTTAACAAAGTCACTGTACCAAAAGAATACACTATTTTTAGAGGAAGGAAACTTTATCCTAAAGTAGTTAGAGAAGATAGGAGAAAAAATACTCCTATTTCAATTGAAGATTATATTGTTTATCCTAAATTTTTAGAAAATGTCCTTAGAAAACTTGAGTCAAGAATCTATGAGAAAGCAGTTGTCAAGAATGCAACTAGACTCTATCATACCAGTAATAATGCCAGTAGAGGTATTACATCAGATACAGTATCTCTGTAAAAATATTTCAAAAGTAGAGTGGTCAGGTGCTCTATTTTATACTACTGAAGGTAGTATTGAAAAACCTGAATTTTTCAAAATTACTTTAAAAACAATCCTTCCTTTAGATATGGGTTCTCAAGCCTATACTGAATACAATCTTGATGAAAGATTTATGGATTTTATTGAAGAAGACTTTGAAGAAAGATGCACTTGGAAACTTGGTCATATCCATAGCCATAACAGTATGGCTGTATTCTTTTCAGGTACAGATATGGCAGAGCTAAATGATAATGCTCCAGCACACAATTTTTACTTGTCTTTGATTGTAAACAATGCTATGGATTTCTTAGCTAAAGTTGCATTTATAGGAGAAGCTAAAAAAGATATTAAAGATGTCCCTTATACTGCTAAGAATGTAGAAGGTAATAATTATATCATTGAAAGACAAGACTTTCAAGTTAATAGCCAAAAGTTATTTATTTTTGACTGTCAGATTTATAGTGACTTACAAGAACTTTCAATTACTGAACAGTTTAGAGATCAAGTGGCTAAGATTATGATACCTAAACCTGTAAAGACTTTTCCCAGACAAGAACCTTGGAACAAACCTCAAGAGCCTTGGAAGAAACCTAGTTTACCTGCTCACACTAATAATCAGAAAAGTCTTTTTGATGATTGGGATTCTCCTTACACTCCTGGTAAACAAGCAATAGATGATTTGGCAGAGTATGACTTAAAAGCACAATCTATTTACAATTTTGCTAAAGAGTTATTTAATTACAGTACTCAAGAGTCAGATGAATTAGTAGATATAGAAGAAGTTCTTGATCTTTTAGCAGAGTATGATTTATCTCCTCAAGAGATAGCTAAAAGTGTAATTACAGACTATGCTAAAACTTTTGCTACACATTTTCCTAATGCTTCAGCAACTGATTTTGTAGAATACACTCATGAAACTCTAGATTTACTAGAAGATATAGTAATGATGTATCCTGAAATCAAATTGACCATTAAAACAATTACATCAATGATTAATAATTTTATATCACATGAGACAAAGGGATACAAGTCAGCAAAGTAGATTTAAAGATGCCCCATGGTTTCCTAGAAACAATGAAATTTGTTTAGTAGGTGGAGCTGGTGGTATAGGTTCTTGGTTATGTTTTTTCTTAACTAAGATAGGTTTCAAAGTCAATGTTTATGATTTTGACACTGTTGAAGACCATAACTTAGGTGGTCAGTTATTTCAACAATCAGATATTGGTAGTCCTAAAGTAACAGCAATTTATAGAATAGTACAGACTTTTTGTGGAGACAGAGTTTCTACTTTTAATGAAAGGATTACTAGTAATACACCTCATCATTACTATAGTTTTTCTGCTTTTGACAATATGGAAGCTAGAAGAACTTTGTTTATGAACTGGAAACAGTCTTGGGGAAGTTGCCCTGATGGAGTTACAGCTATATTCATAGATGGTAGACTAGAGATAGAGCAATTACAGATATTTTGTGTTACTCCTGAAAATGCTGATAAGTATGAAAGAGAACATCTTTTCCATGACAGTGCTGTAGAAGAAGCTCCATGTACAATGAAGCAAACTTCTCATACTGCTGCTATGATAGGCTCTCTTATGTCAGCTTTCTTTACCAATCATATTACCAATGTTTATTTGGGTGAGACTCTCAGAGAAGTCCCATTCTATTATGAGTTTGTAGTTCCTATGAACTTCACACAATCAGAGTTATGAGATTGACTTATTCCACTATAGGAGTCTTTACTCGTTCTCTATTTGATATAACTGCTGTTGCTGCTAATGAGTACATTCCTATTAATACTTTTAATAAAGAGTATACACTAGGAGATGGACTTAGATATTATAATAAACCTAGTTTACAAGATGCTAACTATAAACCAAACACTCTTAAGAATATTAAAGATGGTTTTGAAATGGGTAATAGTACTAGAAGAATTAATATCAATAACAGAAACTATTTTATATCAAAAGGTCTCTTTCTATCAGAAAATGGTACACCATTAATGGTATGTACTATGAAGAAAGAAGCCTATATGAATGCAGAAATACCTAAATTCTCTGATACAGGGTATCATGCAAATTTCTCCTACACCAATTACGTTTTATTTTACTCCACTTCTTTTTTCACTGACCCTGGTCTAACTCCTTTAAACAGGAGACTTCAAAAAGAAATATTACAATCTTGTTATGAAAAAGGTATAGAAGTCAGAGTACTGTCTTCCCTAGAAATAGAAAAGAATACCTTTGCAAGATTATTTGAAGTCAAGAAGACAAAGTCATTGACACAATTAGAAGCCTATATGGAACAAGTACTGCCAAATTTCTTACACAATAATGGGGAGGACAACTTCATTGAGCAAGAATTTGCACCAGTAACTATCCATAGAGAAGAACTTTCTGTAGAAGAAGAAGCTCTCTTATTTGATAATGAAATGAGAGATTTAATTGTTGATTCTATTCAAAGAGAAGCTGAAAACACAATTCATTCTGGTTCTAATCTTAGTCTTAGTGTTGGTAGTAATCTTACTACAAGTACAGGTACAGGTACAACTACAAGTGGTCACTTTACAATTGACACTACAAGTTATACTCATACTAGTACAGGATTAACTATGCCACCTAGACAAATGACAGAACTAGAAGAATTAGCTGCTGAAGCTGCCCAATATGACCCACTTGAAGAATCTTCTGATGAAGAGGAATCTTTTGATGATGATGAAAACTATGGAGAAGAGTTTCATTGGGGAGATACAGAACATGCAGTAGAAATTGAAGAAATGCTTAGAGATGAAGAAACTGCCCATACAGTTTCAACATGGCAATCAGTTATACAGCTTATTGATGACACAGAGTAGTTCTTAAGGTATTTAAGTTTTTTATTATTAATCCTTAAAAATCTTATATGGGAGTTGGAGCAACAAACAAAAGAAAGGGGAGCACTGCAGAAAGATATTATGCCAAATTCTTTAGGGAACTAGGGTTTAATTTCTGTGAGACCTCTAGATTTGTAAGCAAAAAGCATGACAATGCTAAGATAGACTTGATGTATATTCCTTTTAATCTACAAATCAAGGCTGGTGTCCAACAGAATATGAATCCTGGGAAGGAATTATTTATGATGGCTACCTCTATTGCAGGCATGTTTCCCCTTGAAGATGAAGTTCATAAAAAACCTTGTTTGTTAATTCATTACAAGCAAGGTAAACCTGGAGCCAGAAGGACTCCAGAGATGGAAATGGTGTATATGTCTATGATACAGTTTGATTTATTTAGAAGTAAAAGTCCTAGTTTAGAGTATTCAATGATGAAAGACTTTAAATTTGACCTAAACTCTGAGTTTAAAACTATTGTAGGCATGACACTTGACCATTTTAAAAGTGAAGTAATCTTAAAACAATATGTAACATGTCCGTAATTGTAGCAACAAAAGAAGAAGTACAAGAGTACTATGAATCTGATGCCTTAGGGCAATCAAAATTAAAATTATTACTAGGAGATCTAGGTTCTTTTCACAAAGAATTTGACTCTTCAGCAGAACACTTTATGATAGGTTCTGCAGTAGATTGTATATTAACTAATTCAATAGAAGCCTTTAACGAGGACTATTATATCTCAAGTGTAGAAAAACTACCTTCTGATGCAGTAATAGAAATTCTAAAGTTAGTCTATGAAGATTTATTGCAGGACTATGCTGAACATTTAGAAGTAATTACAGGACAGCAGGAATCTGTTTCTGTTACTCCATTTCATGAGTTTGTAGGAGAGCTTGGAGAGTGGAGTACTTATATTCTAGATGCATGTGAAAAAACAGGATGGCAACCTAGATGGGGTGCTGATGCTAAACTAAAGAATATTGTAGAACCTAGTTCTAGCTATTTCTTAGATATGTGTTTAGGTTTTGGTAAGACTATTATTAGTCAAACTCAGAACAACACCATCAAAAGTATTGTACATTCTTTACAAACTAATCCAAGAACAGCTAGTTTCTTTGACAGAGAATTTTATTCAGATATGCCTTTTTATACAATGTATTATCAATTTCCTATTTACTTTGAGTATAGGGGAGTAGATTGTAAAGCATTGTTAGATATGGTGTTTATTGAAAGAGATGAAGAGGGAAAGATTCTATCTATCCTTGGTGCAGATTTGAAAACTATGAATGGAAATACATTTTATTTCCCTAGTAGTGTTAGAGCAAGAAGATATGACATCCAAGCTGCTTGGTATAGTCTTGCTCTACAAAAACATTTTGCAGTTCCTGATGGTTCTAATGCAATTAAACCTTTCCAATTTGTAGTAGAATCTACTTCATTTCAAGGAAAACCTTTAAATTTTGTTGTTGATAAGTCTCTCCTAAATATAGGAAGGTATGGTAGAAAAGCTATATCTTTACATGAGTCAACTATGTTTCAAGAGCATCTTGAAGCTAGTGCCATTCTACAATATGAAATTAAAGGCTTTGAACAACTCTTAGAAATGTATGTTTACCATTGTGAAAATGGTTTTACAGAAGAAAGAGAAATTCAAGAAACAGGTTTAACTCCATTAAAACTTGATTGGGATGGTATTATCTAAGGTTGCAAAAGAAGGCATGGATATTCAGATTGGGAAACTTTTTATTAACAGAACTGTTAAGTATCTAGTACCTGGTTTGAACTTTTATGGACCCACTTTAAAGACAAAATTAAATTTAGTTTTTAAATTGGCTTTTGGTGTACATGATTCTTTGATAGAAGGTTCTCATTTAGAGGGACAAAAGAATATTTTTATTCTTGTGGACAAACTTGTGAGACCTGAACTATTCCAAAACTTTATGGATTGGATAAAACATCAGGAATATTATGTTACTGATTATGCTTATGATGCAATATTGGAAGCTCATAGTAGAAAACACATGATTGTGTTATCTTATCCTCCTACAATGGGAGATACTTATGACAAATTCTTATTAGGTAAGTACAGTAAAATGTATACCAAGAAAGAGATTACTAGTTTTTTTGCTGAAGAAAGTAAAAAAGAAATTAGGCAAATTATTGTGAAAACAGTACATGCTAAAATGAGATTTATAACTTTAGTCAAAGAAACTTTTGGTACTCTTTTAGAAGAACAAGACTTCTTAACTGATTATTGGGAATATGATCTTCCCCCTAATAAGGAAGAAGAGTTTTTTAACACATAGAAATAGGGCAGAAATGCCCTTTTCTTTTAATTTTGTATATATGTCATACACACTTATAATTACAGCTTATCAACCAGTATTTAGTGATAAGTTTAAATCTTGGATAAAGAAGAATATTAATCCTTCAATGGTTAATGCAGAACCTCATGATAAAGAAGCCAGCTATTTCTTAGACACTATTCTAAGTCAATCTGATGTAATTTCTTTACAGGACTTTGAATTAATTATGGAATTACAAAATCAAAATGTAGAGTATGTCGAATTCTGATAAAACAAAAGCTTTCATGACTGCACAAGAATTTGATATTCTTGTACAACAGCGTGTACAAAAAGTGCAACAAACATTAGTTGTAAAGGGTAAAGAGTATAGAAGAAACAATGACCCTCTACACAATTTTAGGGTAGCTGCTAAAGTAAATAACACCACTGAAGAGAAAGCTCTTTGGGGATTTGCTGTTAAGCACTATGTATCATTTTTAGATATTCTAAATGATATAGAAAGAGGAATCCTTCCTAAAGAGGAAGTTGTTGATGAAAAGGTAGGAGATTTAATCAACTATCTTATTTTATGTGAAGCAAGTATTAAAGAAAAAATTAATAATCAGTAATGGCAAATGATACTATCAAAACAACTTTTGATAAAGAGAAATATCAAGAGTTAAAAACTTGTTATGATTTAGCTAAAAGACAAGGTAAAAAACAATTTGTTTTTTATGGAGAAGTCTTACTGTTAGCTTATGCAAAGTATTTATTAGAATATTTAAAACCCTTAGTAAAATGAATCAAAAAATTAAAATTGGAAACCTTACTGTTGATGTTTTTTTCAATGAGTATGACAAAAATCTAAAGACTAGAGTTCAAATTCCAGGTCATGAATTAACCAAACAAGATAGATTAGCTATTAATAGAGGTTTAGATGACACTGACTTTGGAGAATTTTATAGATTTGAAAACAAAGACAAAGAAATCACTGGAATGTTTAATGTTGTAATGTCTGATGAAGAAGATGACGACTATTAGTGAATTAACAGTTTGGGCAAAAGGCATTGCTGAAGAACACTCATCTTCTAAAAAGCAGATATTTGAATTTGTCATATTATGCATAGGTGAGGTAGAAGAAGGAGGTTCTGAACCTCATGAAGTTCAGTTAGCTTATAGTGACATTTGTGATTTAGTTGGAATAGATGAATAAACTTAAAAAATAATTAAAGATGACACAAGTACAATTAGATAGGCATTCTTTTGCAAAACACACCTTTTATAAAGGGACCTATACACATAATAGTGTAGGATATGCTTTTACCTTAACTGTAGAAGAGTCTGAAAACAGAGTTCAACCTGCTATTATAGTAGAGTTTGAAACAGAGTACAGACTTAGACCTTTTGATTATGGTAAAGCTTGTAAAGAAATTTTAGCAATTTATTTACCTTAAAAGTAAAGAAAAATCTTTATATTTGTAAACAATTAAATTTAAACAGATGAAAATCATTGGTAATAGGGTTCTTATAGAACAAACAAGTGTAAAAAATGAGTCATTAATTATTATGACTGAAAAAAATAAAGGATCTGATTTAATAATCACCTTTAAAGTCCTTCAATTAGGCAATGAATGTCCTACAGGAGAAGGGCATGTTAAAGTAGGAGATGTACCTATCTTTAGTGAAAATGTTACTTTTAGTGGTCATAAAACTATTGATGTGACTAAAGCTCCTAATGGAGAAGTTACTAAGCTTATAGCTCACACTATTGTGTACTATGATGATATTATAGCTACAGAAAATGACTAGGCAAAGAATTATAATTATGGATTTTGCAACTTGTGAAGTCCATATTTATCCTTATGATACTCAAGTCTGGGGAGAAGGAGGAGAAGATTTTATAACAACTCATTATTCAGAACAAGGACAAACTTTTAAAGAAGGAGAGTGTCATTGGATGATAGTTGATTTAGAAAGAACTGAAGAAAGATTACCAATTTATATTCACTAAATATGGAGAAAACAATCTATAAAAAAGACAGTAGTGGAAATATTAGATACTTATGTATCACTACTGAAGGCAATATAGTAGTTCAAGAGTCAGGTATATTTGGAACTAATAGTCCTGTATTCAATAGGAGTGCTTGTGAAGCCAAAAATGTTGGAAAGGCTAATGCAACTACTCCAGAAGAACAAGCTGTTTCAGAAGCCCACTCTAAGATTAATGAAAAGATGAGGTTAGGTTATTTTAATTCAATTGAAGAGGCTCAACAAAAGGGAGGTAAGGATTTCTTACTTCCCATGTTGGCTAAAGACTTTAAGAAGGAATCTAAAAAAGTAACTTATCCTTGTTATGTTCAACCTAAATTAGATGGTATGAGGTCTTTAGGGACTGAAGATGATGGATTTATGTCAAGAACAGGTAAATCTATTGATACTCTTGACCATATAGTATTATCTGGCTTTGAAGGTGCTATTTTAGATGGAGAGTTATATGCACATGGAATCTCATTCCAAGAGACTATGAAGCTTATCAAAAAGTACAGAAGAGGAGAAACAGAGCAGATTAAGTATCATGTTTATGATATGGTTATGGATGCCCCTTTTGCACAGAGATATGAAAAACTTTGTGATATAGTGATGCATAATCCTAACATTGAAGTTGTACCTACTCATGTAATAAATAGCTTAGAGGAGTTGGCTTATTACCACACTAAATTTCTTTCTCAAGGTTATGAAGGTACTATGGTGAGACACTCTGATGAAAATTATGCTGTAAATAAGAGAAGTTCTCAATTACTTAAATACAAAGACTTCTTAGATGAAACTTATATAGTAATTGATGTAGTCCCTTCTGAGAGTAGACCTGAGCAAGGTGTTGTAGTTTGTAGTTCACCTAAAGGAAACTTTAACTGTGGTATGAAGTTTAGTCACTTTGAAAGAAAGATGATACTAGAAATGAAACATGAGTATATAGGGCAAATGGCTGAAGTAAGATTTTTTGAATACACTGATGGAGGAATCCCAAGGTTTCCTGTATGTGTAGGTTTTAGATTAGATAAATAACTTAATAAAAACAGAATGAGTAAAATTCAATCAATTCTTGAATATCAAGAATTAGCAGTTAGAACCTGCACAGACTTAGGTCATCAAAGTACAAATGAAAGACACATGAATTTAGGTGTTATTACAGAAATTGGTGAAACTCTTGACATTTTCAAGAAAAACATGGCTTACAATAAGCCTATGGATTTAGTAAATTTAGGAGAAGAGTTAGCTGACATTGTTTGGTATATTGTAAACAAATGTGCTCTTGAAAACCTGCCTTTAGATGACAATTATCAAGAAGTTTTAGATCAAACAGCAGAATTGTTAGAAACTAAAATGTTTACTGTACCTGATTTAGCTGTAGAACTTAAAACAGAAGCAATCTTAGTTTTAATATTAAATGCTTATTGTGCACCAGTAAACAATATTTTCAGTGCTCCTATTGTTCAAATAGCTTTCTTAAACCATATTGCTAGTTGGTTTGATTTAGACTTTGGAGACTGTCTTAGTAACAATATTGACAAACTAAGAGTAAGATACCCTGAAAAGTTTACTGAAGAAAATGCTATAGAGAGAAATCTTAAAGCAGAAAGAGTAGAGTTGGAAAAAACTCCTAGTAAACCTAAAAGAAAAAGAAAGTAATTAACCAAAATGTCAAGTTTTTTACACAGAAAACTTGACATTTTTAATATTTTGTATCATGAATAAACTGTACACACAAGAATTACAAGAAGGTTGGAACAAATTTAAAATTATTCTTATAGCCTTAGGAGTTATAACAATAGTTGTTCTTTTAACAAAAGGTTGTAATGCACAACATCAGTTAGCTTCAAATGAAGTTATGAATGAAGCATTAAAAGATAGTCTAAAGACTTGGAAAGACAAAGAAGGGCTTTATGTTGCTAACATAACCCTTCTTCAACATGAGAATGTAGATTACTTTACTAAATGGACTACTGCTGATAGTACTGTTATTGTATTACAAGAACTTGTAATAAAGTATAAGGATAAGATTAGAAAAGGAGGCAGTGCCACAGTCATTAAAACTGATGCAAATATCAATATTGTAGCTCCTAGTAAAGTCTCTGGTTTTGTTACAGTTCATGATACAGTTTATGCTAATTACAAATCTGATTTTAATATTAAAAATTGGGTTTGGGGAACAGTAGCTGCTAGTAAAGATAGTACTAAAGTTAATGTAAAGTTTAAAGAACAAATTGATGTAGTAATAGGAACTGAAAAAACAGGTTTCTTAGGTTTAGGAAAAGGAAAACCTTTTGCTGAAGTAACTCTTCATAATCCTTTCAATACAGTAAGTACTCTTAGAGCTTATAGTACTAAGCCTGTAATTAATAAAAAGTTTGGAATTGGACCTGTAGCTGCTTATGGTGTAGGACCAGGTTTTACTCCAGGAGTTTTTATAGGAGTAGGAGTTAATTGGAACATCCTTAAGTTTTAATACAAATGGTAGAAAAGGAAAATCCAAGTTGGAAAGTTAAAAAACAACTTATTATAGATAAGATGAATGAAGGTCAAGAATTAGATGTGCCTTTATATACTTGGAAAACAATTCCTTACAGCCTTAAACACTTTTGGTATAATTTATTATAAAATGGAAAAAGAAAATATATTAGAGTTACCTGTTTTTCCCAAATACTTGGTAGAAACTTTTGGTAATGTATTTAGATACTCTAGTGCAGTATATGTGCACTATGATAAAGAAAAGTGTGTAGAAGTGTTACTACAACCTGTAGTAAACCAACATGTAAAGTGTAAAGGAATAACTAAACAAATGTTCATAGAACACCATTTAAAAGGTTGTCTTATGGTTTCTAAATATGCATTAATTACTCCTGAATATAGAAAAGAATTACCATGTATAGACACTATATTTAAAGACAATAGAGATTTCTTAAATATATTACACCATACATATCCATAAAGTTGAGGCCCCTAAAGGCCTCACTTTATTTTTTTTAGTTAATTATTCTTCTTCTTGAGGAACTGGCTCTCCTGTTAATTCAGGAACTCCAGGATTTCTTTTCTGTTTTTCATTGTAATCTTCTCTCTCAGGATTAGGAATTAAATTTAAAGCTTCTTCTTTAGCTAGAGTTTTTCTTTCCTCTTCAGACATATCTCTAATGTCTTCATCTGTAGATTTTTCATAATCTTTAACAAGTTGTAATCTCATTTCTTTTCTTGCTTTTTCAGCAGTAGTCTTATCTTTTTTATAGTCAGAATCAAACATACCATCCATATACTCATCTTTATCCCATTCTGTTTCCATAGAAGACTCTAATCCTCCTCTCCAAGTATCTTGACCAATACCTCTAATGAAAGCAGGTAAGAATTCTTTTCTAAGAGTGTTTCCTAATTTAGATTGTCCTTCTCTAACTCCTTTAGATATTTCATCTTTTCCTGAAGTTGATTGCATTAAAGCAGTACAAATTTTTACTATTTTATCCATACTATTTTGAAGACCATTTCTACTACCCAGAGTACTAGCTATAGCATAAGGGTCCATAGCTAAAGCTATCTCTTGATACATACCTGTAACTTGATTTTCTATAAAATTTTGCTTTTGTTTGTTTTCTTCTCTGTCTTTTTTTCTTTGTTCCCAAGCTGCAATTTCATCTTCATCTTCAGGTTTAGGTTCATCTTCATCATTGTCTTGAAATAGAGCTTGAATAGCAATTTTAACTAATATAAAAGCTGCTGTAGTCTGCATATTTCTAGCCATTAATCTTACATCTTTAATCTCTTGAGGAGTTAAGTCAGCTTTATCACTAAAAGTAGGTTGTTTTACTAATTGTCTTCCTGTAGCAACATTAGCTATTTCTGCAGGAGTATAAGCTAAACTTTTAAGTACAAAAAGAGCTTGTTCTTTAATATTAATTACATCTGTAGGATCTACAATAGGGCCCTGACCCTTAGCTTTTTTATACATTGCTAAGCCTGCTGCTATAGAACCTGCAGTTAAAAAACCTGCAACAAGTATAGGAGAAGAAGCAGCCATACCCATTATTCCTGTGGCTCCTAACATAAGTCCTCCTGCAACAGAAGTTTTCTTATTTAAGAATGTAGATAATAAATAACCTGTTTCAGTTTGTCCTGTTCTAATATTTTTTTGTTCATATCTATATCTAGAAGATATAAATCTAGGAAGCCAAGTCTTAAATACCATAAAAGGTTTAGTATAAATACTTCCTTTTATTCTAGTTATACCAGTTTTACTGTAATCTCCAGCAAGACTTTTAGTCATGTTATCAACATCTGTTTTCCATGTTACCATATCTTCAGTGTCCATCTCTTCAAACTCAGCAATATTTTCAGGAGTTCTAAACTCTTCTTTTAATCTAAGTTTTCCTCCTGTAGTATCAGGGTCTTCATATACATTAAATGCTCCCCCATCAAATAAAGGTTCTTGGTTACCATTTTTATCTGTAACCATTTTATCCATAGCCATAGCTAAGATACCTGAAGTCTGATTATAATATTCTACTACTTGAGTTCCATACATAGCAGAAAACCACCTAGCTCTTTTTTGTAATTTACTTTGAGCTTTTTGCAACTCATTAGTACCATCTTGTAATCTACCTAATTGTTTAATAAATAGTTCACTTTTATGCCACTCTTTTGCATAGTTAGGGTTAATAAATCTAAGCTTGTTTAAGCCAACAAAATGATTTACTGGATAAATATTACCACTACTCCAGAATTCTCCATCTCTGGATAGCAGAGCAAAGAATCCTTGAGTTCTGTTTCTAAAGTTAGCAAGAAAGTTATACCCTAATCCTACTTTTACAGTTAATTGGTTTACAACATTATCAAAAATAGCCCCAAACATATAATCTTTACCTAATAGTCTTAACCTTTGTTCAAGATCTTGTTTCTCAGAGTAAAGTTCTTCTGACTTATTAGGGTTAGTATTATTAGCAATTTCTGTTTCTAATTTTGCTAATCTTTTTATAGCAGAGTTATATATTATTTTTTCTTCTCTAGTAAAGTTTTTATAAAAGTGCTGCCCTAAAAGAGCAACATTAAAATCAGCTTTTCCAAAAGCTTTAATTAGAGCATCACTGACATTTCCTCCTAAATCTTTTTGATTTTTATTTAGAATAACTTTCTCATTAAAAAACTCTTGTCTTTCTACTTCACTTTTTCTAGTTTGTCCTTTTTTATTAAATACAGAATCTTTTTCATTTTTTATGACATTACTTTTTGCCATATATACACTCATTTCATTTTTAGCTTCTGTTCTAGCTTTGTGTTCTGCAGAGATCTCTAATAAAGCTTTAATAAGTACAGGTAAATTTAAAGTCTGAGATTGCATTACTCTTTTTTCAGAAAAAACTTTTAATTCTCCTACTTTAAAAGTGTCTTTACCTAGTTCAGTAGTAAAATCTTGAACAGTATCAACTCCTATAGAATCTAAAAAAGCTTTTTGTTGTAATGGAGGTAAACTAGAAAGAGTAATTTGAGTTTTATCAGTAATCTGATTCCCCATTATATTAGCAATTTCTGTTTTTACAATGTCAAAATCTTTTTTTATTTGATTTCCTACAGTTTTAATTTCTCCAGCTAAAACAACATCATTACTTTGATTATTATAGTTAGGTTTTTTAGCACTTATGACACTTTTGATAAACTTTTTTAAATTAATAAGATTACCTAATCCTCTTTTTACTATAGAAAAAATACTTTTGTCTACTAGTTCTTCAGCAAGTTGTTTTTCCATATAAAATATGGTATTAGCACTTACTTTTAAATCAGAATCTATAAGGTTTTCTGCAATAGCTCTTGACCCTGCTTTCATTGCACTCCAAAGATTTTTAAGAGCAGGATTTTTATCTATTACATCAAAATCTTTATCATAAAAGTCAGTGTCTACTCCTGCTTTAGATACTGCCCTTGGCATTACAGTATTATATTTTAAGAAAGAAGGTTTCTCATTAGATTGAGTTCCTATTTTAAACTCAATTAAATTGTTTCCGTTACTTTGATGAGCTTTAAGAAACTCTAAAGGGTTTAATCTTTTATCAGTAATTTCTAAATTAGTCTTTGCAGCATCAGACAGATTATTATAATTACTTACATTTTCTTCTGCCATTTTAAAGTTTGTGAGAATTTTCATTTCCTCCATGTAATTGTCAAGAAAGTTTCTTTGTTGTTCAATTATATGATTGTATTCATCTTCTCCTATCTTAGAAAGAATAGAGTCTTTATATGCTTGTGCTGCAGCTGTATCAGGATTTTTAAATTGATTATAACTAGGCCCTGTAAAAATATCATGCAACAAGGTAAAATCAATAAACTCAGAAGTATTATCTAAATTTTCATATTTTTCTGTTAAGAGTCTTTCTACTTCTGCCCAATTTTTGTTTTCTCTAGCTTCAAAAATTGCTTTTTTAGATTTTTGAACTATGCCAGTTAAAGTAGTATTCCATTTTCTAGAAAACTTCCCAACCATGTTAGGTTTAGTGTTACCATTCTCATCTTTTTGATAAAACATACTGTAATCATAGCCTGAATAAACAATTCTTCCTGCTTTAGCTATTATTTTTTTACCTAGTTTTTGTAGTTCTTTTTCAGCTTCTTCTATAACTGCATCAATATCAGCTATAATTTTTTGAGATTTAGCTGACTCTCTAATAGAAGCTTTTTCATATTCTAGTACCATTAAGTCATCTAAAATATTATTCTTGCTTGAAACATTTTGACCTAATCCAAAAAACATAGATTCTCCCCAAGTAATATCTTGAAGATTTTTTAGAAGTTCATTTTTAATTCCTTCCATATCTACTATTCTTTCTCCTGTATTAGAGTCTATAGTAACATGTTCAGGGTATAAAGAAGCTAAATTAGGAGCTTGTTTTTCTAATAAGTCCATAAAAATATTATCTAAAGCTCTATCTATTTTATCTCTAGTATCATTTATTTGACTTGCAACATTATCTATTACTTTTTTTACATCAGGCTCATAATAAGTATCACTCTTAGGAGTAAAAAGAGTGTTTTGTTTATTATCAATGCTTGTATTAGCAGAAGTCTCAATGTATTTAAAAACTTCTTTGGCTAAGAAGATATTATCTAGTGTAGGATTAGCAAGAAATTCTTTTATTAAATCAAAATCTCTATTAAAAAAATCTCTCAATAAACTAACCTTATCTGTACTCTTAGTAAAGTTACTAATTTCTTTTTCAAGACTATCTTTTACTAAATTTAATCTTGAAATTTTAGATGTAGTGTCTGCTTGAGGTTTTAATCTTTTTTCATTAGACAACTTTTCAATATTTATTTCAATTTTTTTAAGCAAAGCCTTTTTCTGCTCTAAGTAGTCTTCATAAGTGGGTTGCATTATTCTTGAAGCTCCTGTACCTCTAACCATACTTATACTTTCATCTATGTCTACTTCTTCAGAGTCTAATGCTTCTTGAACAGTAGGAAAAACATCTCCATTTTCATTAACAAAACCTGACTGTGCATTAGTTTCTCTAATTTCTGCAAGAGTTTTTAATTCTTTCTCTTCATTAATTTCTCTTTGCATTTCCATTTGAGTGTTGTATTCTCCAATAGAAATTTGATCTTCATAAATACCTAACTCTTTTCTTTTTTTATCAACAGCTTCAAAAGCAGAATCAATAGGAGTAATTCTAATAATAGTTTCTCTACCTAACTTTGCATTAGCATCTTCATTAGTTACCTTAAGTTCAGTATCAAACAAAGAAGTTAAATTTAGACCATAGTTATCATTGGTAGCTTTTAAAAGAGCAGCATGATAATCTTCAAACTCAGTTTGTTTATCTAATTTTAATTTTCTTGTATTGGTTTCTCCCTCTTCAAATATAAAAAAACCTTTATTTTTTATATCTGCAAGAGCATTACTCTTAGATTCTTTAAATTCTAGACATGCCATAATTTTCTTTTTTAAATTGCTAGGCCTCCTTCACAGGCAGATTTATCTTCTTTCACAAAGGTATCATTTTTTTCTATAGTTGAAATACTTATATCTTCACTATTTTGGTCTCTAGGATCATTAGCAGGATTACCTAATTCAGTGTTTACAGGATTACCATACTGTAGTTTATTGGCTTCTTCTTGTGCTAATATAAGTTGAACATCAGGAGGAATAAGATCTTCAGTGACTACTCTTCTTGCTTTTGACTCTTCATTAATAAAATTCATAGAAGCCATGATAGCATCTTTTGCTAAAGTGTTGTCTTTTAAGTCTGGATAAATTGTTTCAACAAGATCCATAAAAAGAGCTTTAAGGTCTTCCCAAAGATTACTTTCTCCAGCAGTAGAAATTTTACTCATTTCTTGTTGGAAAGTAGGAGAAGTCATTGACACAGTCATAAATTCTCTGATATTTACTCCAGCATAAATAAGTTCTTTTTCTCTCTCTGTATATCCACCTCCTAAAGATTCTTCTTTAGAGTTTCTTTTAACTTGTAAATCTTTAATTTCATCTTTATGTAATTCTACAAATTTTCTAAAGACTTTATCTAATTTTTGTACATGAGTAGGTATAGGAATATCAGTTCTTAAGGTAGTTTTATCAGTTTGATAATAAGTCATAACCTCTTTAGAACTAACTGTATGAATTAATTCATGTATGAAAACTAAAGCAGTTTTATCTGTAGACACTTCTGTAGTATGTTCAGGATTAATACTAATATTTCCTTTAAAAGCTTGTCCTGCTGCTGCTAGATTTCTATCTATATTAACTTTTTCATTACCATTTTTTACAATAGGTAGTAACCACTTAGCTGCTTCACTTAAATGAGCATACTTAGGTGTTAGTACAGCATCTGCAATACTTTGAGTTAACTCTTTGATAGTAGTAACTCCTTCAACTATTCCAAAAGGTACACCATTACTACTTTTTGCTTGAGTATCAATTGTTTTAGGAGTGTTATTAATAGTTGTAGAATTCATAGCAGCAACATTACTGTTTCTGTATTCATATTCATTAACTCCCTTATTTCCTAAAGTATCAATTTTCTGATACATTCCATTTCCAACATTTTCATATAAAGAATAAGCCTGAGCATCTCCTTTTTTATTCTTAATAGATACAAAAGAAGGACTTTTACCAGCTTTGTTTGTATATTTAAACAATCCATTTACTTCTTTATTTCTTTCTTTATAAGAAACTTTAGGAGCTTTACTTGGATTATGTTGAAAGTATTGTTTTGTAAAAATACTTGGCCCTTGAGAGTTTACTCCAAGAGCTACCCCAAAAATATTAATGTTTGTATTCTTCTTAGAATTAAATCCTTGAAGCTTTTTATTTGCTTGTACAAAAACTTGTTTTTCAACTACTTCTCCATTTACAAATTCTTTCTGAGTTTCATAAGCACCTACAGTTTCTAAATACTCTACAGGAACATATTTTACAAACTCTGTAGCTTTTTGAACTCCTCCTTGTAGAAAAGAATAAGAAACTAAATCTTCAGCTAAAAGCTTAGTAGAATACGGTTTACCATTTTTAGGAGGTAAAGGTGTGTCCATTAAGATTAATTCAGGAATAGAGTTGTATAACTCTTCTTCATCAAGATTATCTGTAGCAGCATTGTTATATTTAATAACAGAGAAATCACTTTCTCCTAATGAAGACTCATAGGTAAAACTTCTTACTAATGGATTTTGAGATAACACTCTAATTCCTTTAGCAAACTCTGGATTCTTAGCCCCTACAAGATCTTTCATATAAGTAGACAAAGAAGTATTAGTGTCTGTGTCTTTAAATAACTCAAATCTTTTAGCTCTAGGATCCATTTCAAATACATTATTACCTTGTCTAGAGTAAATATATTTTTTAATGTTTTCTATAATTTCTTCAAAGTTTTCAATAATAACTGCATCTGAAACATCTTCTTTACCTTGAATAGCAAGAATTTCTTTTACTGTATCTACAATACTTTGTTCTTGATAAGGAAAGAAATCTTGGTACATAGTATTACCTAACCTAAGACCATTAATAACAATTTGACCTTGAGGAGTAGTAGGAGTTACATAGTACTCCCCTAACCATTCACCATCTTGTCTTTCTCCTTGACTTTTTGTAAACTCTCCAATAAGATTTTCTACCCCTTTAATTGTACCATTATCAGGTAAAGTTTTAAGAGCTTCAAATTTTAATTGAGATTCAATCATAGATTTACCTAAAGTATTAGCATTGACAGTTTTTTGAACAGTAGAAAGAACTCTAGCTTCTTTTTCTATTTGAATATAAGTCATGAAAGCATTTAACTGTATGTTACTATCTTCTCCACTATACTTAACTCCTTCCAATAGATTTTTACCATTTAATACTTTACCATCAGGTTGAGCAACTTGTCCTGTAGCCATATCTACAAACTGGTATTTAAGACTGTTGCCTTCTCCTACTTGTTTGTAAGCAATAGTTCCTTCAGATAGTCTATTAACAATTTCTGCAATTACTTCTTCTTGTTTTAAGAATTCTCCTAGAATACCTTTACTTGCTTTCTTTTGACTGTTAAATTGTTTAATAACAGGTTGAGATAAAAGCATATAAGATATAGAATTTCCTAACTCATCTCTATCAAAACCTAATAAAGAGAGGTAAGCATCTACATTAATAGTGTCTTCATTAACACCTACTCTACCTAAGATTTGCTCTTTCTCATTATCTGTAGCTGTATTTTCTTTTTCAGCAAATACTTCAGCAGTACTTCTTTGATGTCTTTTAGCCCAACTAGAACTATTTGTTGTAGGAGTAAGTGTTTTTTGAATGCCTAAAGTTCCAGTAGAAATAAAATCTCCAATAGTTGTTACTTTAGGGTCTCCATTTTCATCCATTACAAAGACACTTTTACCTGATACATTTTGTTGAAGTAACCCATTAAAAGTAGTGTAGTTTGCATATACTCCAATAGCAGTTTTACCAATAGAACCCAAGTCCATTTTCATTTTTTGGTAACTATTAGTAAGCATAGTAAAGTTCATTAGACTTTTTTGGTATATCTCACCTGCTTCTTTTAATGAAAGATTAGGATTGTTTTCTTTATGTTTAGCAATAGCAGCATTCTTAACTCCTTCAGCAGTCAATTCTTCTATCATATTAGCTTGTTCAGAAGCAAAATCTATAGAAAGAACTTTGTTAATTTTGTTTTGTACATTGACATCAGGATTATTAAATACAGCTAAGTGAGTTTTTATAAACTCATTCTCAGCAAGTTTTCTTTTTAGTTCTATTTCTACTTTACTTAATTTTTCTACAATACTAAGTTGAGGTAAAAGTAAAGTTTCTAAAGACTCTTCATCCATAAAAGAACCTGATCCTTGTATAAAACTTCTAAAAAGTTCTTGTGCAAAGTTACTCTTAGCAGAAGCTGTAACATTTTGTAAATTAGCCTTGTCAATTTTATCTCTTAACTCTTGTATTCTAGCTTCAGCATATTCTTTTGTAAGTACTTGAATTTTACCATCAACAGTAGTTATATGATTTAATTGGTAAGCAGTTTCTTTATCAATATCATAATCTAAACCTTTTTGTTTAGTAAAGTTCTTAGGTACTATCATTAAGTCTCCTACTTCAGGAGGAAGAATACCAGCAATTTCAATACTTGAGCCAGAGACATGAGAAGAAGTTGGAGTTCTAAAACTAAAGTTATTAAATAAAGCAGGATCTATCATGCCTTCTTTTAATCCTAAAGTTCCATTTTCTCTCTTGATAATGTATTTACCCTCTTTGCCATTAAACCCTTCAAATAAATCAATAAGTTTTTTATCTGAACCTTTAAATTTAGAAGGTATAAAGACTTGTGCTTTTTTAAACATAGGAGTCCCATTTACATCTTCAGTGTGTACTCCTTGTAACTCTTTACCATTCCAATTATTTAAGTAGATAACTCTTGATTTATCTACTCCTTCTAAGTTTTCTTTAAATTTAAACCCTGCTTCAGAACCAGCTACAAAACCATTGCCAGGCATTTTGTGCTTCATAATTCTGTTAGTAATGATAGCATTCAATAAAGATTCATATCTATTACTATCAGAAGATAACCATAAAGGAGTCTTAAATTCATAGTAAATTCCTGCTTTAGCTTGTAGTTGTTCTAACTTTAACCCTGCTAAAGATTTAACACTGTAACCTCTGCTAGTAGCTTCTTTAATTAATAAGTCTTGTAGCTTAACCATAAATTGATTTTGGTCAATTACTTTTCCTTTTTCATTAAGTCCTAACTCAGAAAACAATTGAGCTTTTTTACTGTCAATAATGTCTTTAAAAGCTGTGTTATAATGTTGATATAATTCTTTACCTGTTAATTTTTTACCATCAATTTCAAAATTGTCAGCATCTACTATACCATCTCCAAACAAAAGTTTAAAGAATTGAGTTCCCATAGAAACCTTATCATCTTGAGTCTTGTCAGATTTAAAAGGTACATCTTGTTGTATTCTAAAGTTATCTCTTTTAAGAACCATTACACTACTTCCTGTGTCAGTAGCATTATATTCTTTAATGTCATTCAAAGAGTTTACATCAAAAGGACTAATACCTTTTACAGTAGCCCCAACCTTATTGGCAGTCTGGAAAGATGCTCTGGTAAATCTACCAGTATTTTTTTCCAACTCTTCCATTTTATTTCTCAATCCTTCTAATCTTGTACCTGCAGTAAGTTGAGGTAGTAAAGGGAAAGCAGAAGACTTAATATAAACAATTCTGTTTACATCTTGTTCTTTATTGATATAACTACCTGTGTGTACAGGTTTAATAGGTTGAAAGACAACATTAAGTTCTTCTTTAGTTAAGTCTTCTCCTTTAGCTAATTTATCATTAATCACTTTTAACTCTTTATCAGAGAGTCTTCCCATTCTGTGAAGAATAGAAACATGTTCTGCAGCTGTAGAATACTCTTGAGCATCAGTAGATTCAATATCAAAATAAGCAGAAAGATCTGAAAATTCTTTAGACAAACTTTCTCTAAGTTCTTTCATATCATTCTTAGCTTTAGCATAAAGTTCAGGAGTAATATCAACAATTCCTTGTTCATATCTATCTATTATTTTAGCAGCTACATCATGCTTTTCAAGTAAAGGAGTAGCTTTAGTTAAAGCTTCTTCTCCATAGTAGTTTTTAATTAAGTACTCAGCATTTTCAGTAATATCTATAGAGTCATTTAAGAATATCTGATTATACTCTTCATTTCTAGAGTTAGCTATTTTATTACCAGGAGCAATAAGTAAAGCCAACCTTTTACCTAAGTTAGTACCAATTTGTTTATTGATAGAGATATAAGACTCCTCATTAGAAAAATCCCAAGCATTGATCTTAGTTTTTTCTTGTTCATTAGTCTCTTTATTTAATCTTTGTTCTGTAAATAATTTGTCTTGACTGTAGTTTGCTATATCTCCAGCAAACACTTTAAACATTTCAGCATTAAATAATAGATTGTTTAATACAAAATCATTTATAGCTAAATCATAATCAATAGAAGGGTCTCTTCCTGCTTCTGTAAAATAGTTTTTATCCAACATTTTAGAAGTAGTCTTACCATTTTTAGTTTCAGTATAAGGGGCCCAAGATTCTTTTTTAAACTCTACTTCTTGTTGTACTACATCTTCAATAGCATTTTGAAAAGTCTCTCTAAACTCTTCTACAGCTTCATCTATAGTATAATTTAAAGTAGGACTTGCTAATTTTTCTATAATTCTTACTCCATCTTCAGCTTTTAAAGTATTCATTATAGGAAGTAAGTGAAACAATTGAGCACCTTTGTCATAGTTTTTAATATTAGTTACTCCTACTTCTCTATGGAATTTTACAATTCTTTTAAGTTCAGGTAAAACTAATCTATCAAATAACATTTCTTTTAATTGTGTTTTAAATCCTGAGATAGTACCATCTTCTTCTACTTTAAATAAAAGAGATTTATCAGCCATAAAATCAAAAACAGCAGTCTCCATAAAAAGACCTGTAGTTTTATCAGACATAGTAGGAGAAAGCATATGAGCCATTCTCATAGTTATACCATCTATTTTAGTACCTGCAGGTAGTTTATCTACTTTTCTATCTTGAAATCCTGTTAAAGCATTCATATCAAAATCTGTATCACTTAAATCAGTTAAACTTGCTTTAGTAGGGCTATCTCCTTTTTCTTTAATAGCAGTCAAAGCAACATGATGCACTTGAAACATGCTTTTAAATGCAGGCACATTTTTTAGTAAGTCAAGAATAACAGAATCTTCTGAAAAAGATAAAGACTGTAAGTCATCTATCAAAGTATTACTTTCATCAACAGCAGACCTTTTTAAGTTCTGAACCATATCAGTTACATACTTTGTAGGTACAAGAGTAGAAATGTTTTTACCAGTATCTCTAAAAGATAAAGCAATAAGATTAGGATTGTATTTAGTTTCAACAGCACTCAAAGCTTTTGTAACTCCTCCTAGATTAGAAAATACATTTGTATTCACATCAAATTTCATTCCTGTTGGATCATTTTTAGCTTTAGTTAAAAAGTCTACAATAGGTACAAATAATCCTCCTGCATTGACATTATACAAGTCTTTGAAAGGTACATCTCTTTGAGCATTAAAAATTCCTTTTTCATATATCTGAGTCCAAGCAGCATCTTGAAAACTAAAGCCTAATTTACCTAGCCAATTTCTTAAATCTGTTTGAGGAACTGTAGTATGATCTTTATCCCAAGATTTAAACTCTTCTATTAATTTATCTGCAAAAGCAACATCTACAGTTCCATCTTTTTTATAAAGACCTGAAACCATATTATCATTTTTCCATTTGTTATTAATAATTCTAGAAGCTTCATTAGCATTAGTGTTGTACATTTTAAGTGTTACTCCATTAGGACCACTTTCATACATACCAAATTTAGAAGACAAAGTATGTCTAACAAAATTGTAAACAAATTCATTTTTAATTTGTTGATCAGCTTTGTCTAGTTTACTAAGTATATCTTTTACAAAAGCAGACTCACTTTGTTTTAATTTTTCAATTAACTTATCATAGTCAGACTCTACTTCAGACCCCATACTAAGAACTTTACTTAGCTCATTGTAAACATCATTAAAACTCATGTAAGATGGTAACCCTAAATATGTTGTTTGAGCAACACCTTTAGCATCATACCTATTTATTTTGTGTAAAAATCTTCTAAGTCTATATGAAGCCTTAGCTTTACCTGACTCTTCAATAGATTCTTTGTTATAATCTTTTACATTCTGAGTTTCTTCATCTATATTAGTACTTTCTGTTTCTTTTTCTTTTTCAACTAACTGAGTTTGTTTTTGAATATCAGTAAAAGCTTTATCAAATAAAGGAGTAAAGTTTGCTTTAATATCTTTTATGTTTTCAAGTGTAGTTGAATAAGCTTCTTTCAATAAAGCAACTCTTTCATCTGTAGAGTTACTATTATTTAATTCAGTAAGCAAAGTTCTTAATTGAGTTTCAAGACCTACTAGTATAGGATCTAACTCATTCTTAATATCTTCTTTTAACTTAACTTTAGAAACATTAGATTTATATTCTATACTTACTTTTTCTCCAATATTATGTACAATAAATTGTCTGATAGCTTTTTCTTGAAGAATATTTAAGTTACCTAATGTCTTAAACAAGTTAGCTAACTTAGAAGTATTCTCAATCATATCATCTCTTAGTTCAAACTCATCTAAACTAATACCTAAATTATTTAATAACTCAACATGTTTATCAATGTCTAAAGGTTCAGCAACTAGTTCTTTAGCTAATTCTACATTTTCAGTTTGTTGAATTTCAATTTGTTGAGGACCTGTTACTTCTACAACTGGAGTATAAGAGACAGTAAAAGTAGGTTGAGCTACAGTAGCATACACAGGTTTTTCTTCTGTACCTACATTAACAGATTTAAGATTACTTTTTAAAGTATCTTTTAAATAATCTTCATAATTTTTATTACTAGAAATTACTTTACCATTTACAATAGACACTATCTTGGCTTTTTTATTTCCAAGTAATGCTAAGTTAGTGTGTTGTTTAATATTAGGATAGTTTTCTTTATCAAATAAAACTTTCTTGTAAGATTCAAGTTTATCCCCTTGAATTGAAGTTTGAAAAAAAGTTTTAATAAAAGATACTAATTCTAAGTGACTTCCAATATTAAATCCCATATTTTTATTAATATCTGATAAAATCTTTTCAGCATTTTCTTTAGTCATTTCAAATTCAGTGCCTTTAATAAGATCTGTTCTTCCTTCTAAAGTCATATAGGCTGATAAAGCCCATCTTGCAGTTTCAATTTCATCATCAGGTACTGCTCTAAGCACAGGATAAGCTCTATACTGAGGTACTATTTCTCCTTTATCATTTTTAATAGTTCCTATTTGAGAAACCATCCAAGTATGTCCATTAGTTCCATCTTTTCCAGCCATAAATAACTGTCTGTCAATTATTTTTCCTTGAAATTTGGCACTAAAAGTTGTATGTAAATCTGTCCCTCTTTGAACTACTAAGACTGCTTGAGGATTAGATTCTCTTACACTTATTGCAGGTTGAGTTTCAGGAATTTTAATAGGAGAACCTTCAGCACTCCTAGTTAATGTAACTTCTCTTAGACCATTATTAATATTATCTCTTAATGCTCTAGCATTGTCAACACCTTTCTGAATATGATTACTCCAAATAGGATCTTGTGCAGCTCTCTTAGGATTTTTAGAACTACCTGCTGGATTTTTAATAGTGTAAGCATTAAACTTATCTACTTCTTGTACATACCCTAATCTTTTACCTTTTGAGTCTGTATAAAACATAGGAACTTTATCTCTAAACTCTTGAGTCTCTTTAAAGTTGGGATTAGTTTTTTCTCTTTCAGCTAACCATTTGTCAAAAGTGGTCATTATAACTTTACCTTCTGCATCTCTACCATTAGTAGCTGGGATTTGACTCCAAATAGAAGGGTCAGCAATTTCAATAGAAAGTTTAGTTCCTGTTGGATTTAAGTTTGGATTAATTAAATCTCTTGGGTCTATTAAATCTCCTTCTTTATAAGCCAAATCAGTACCTTGAACAGTAACTTGAACACCTCCTTCAGTATTTACTGTAGTAGTACTCATAGCAGAGTAACCTATTCTAGGCGTAATATTAATGTTATTTGTTATTTCTTCTTCAGTTTGAGCAGTTTGAACTATAGCCATATTTTCTTCATCATAACCAATAGTAGTTACATTGTTTTGTAAAACTTGCTCTTCAATTTTTTCAGACTGTTCTGAAAATTCAGTATAAGGACTTTTATCTTCTACAGGCACAACAGTTTCAAAAATGTTTTGCATGTTCTTCATATAATCAGTTACTGCAGTTTCATAGGGATTAAATAAATCATTAAATATAGCTTGAAAATCTGTAGACTCATAACCATTTTCTTGCCATCCTCTAACCATGTGAGGAAATAAATTTCTTAAAGCTTTTTTATCTGGTGAATATTTATAAGTCTGCTCAGCAAATTCTTTAAAAGTTGGTCTTCTACCTAGTCTTTCAGAAATTGTATCTACAGAGTCCTTAGTAAAAGCTTTGATTGATGCTAATTGTTCAGGAGCATAACTATTTTTAGTATCAATAGATGCATCAAATTCAGAGTCATCTACAATAATTCCAGTAGTATCTGACTTTTCATTTTCTAATAAAGGGGTTATTAACTTGTCGTATTTATCATAGATTTTATTAAGGCTAACATGACCCTCTTCTCCAAGTCCAGGATTGTTATCATATTCTTTTTGCTCTTCAGCTCTTAAATCAGCAATTTGCTCTTTATTAGTTTTAGTTTCTTCTTTTGTAGAAGTATTAACTACAGGAGTAGGTAACTCTGCAGGTATAGGAAACACATCTAAAAGACTGTCTACACTTACTCTCACAAAATTTTGATACTCTGCTTCAGCCACATCATCTATAATAGTTACAGTAGCATCACTAGGAACTACAATAGGACTTTCTTCTGTAAAATCAGTTTCTCCTTGATAACCAGCTTGTTCTGCTCTTTTTAATAAAAGAGATTGTAGATTAGCTGCTTCAAGTTTTTCTTTATTTCTAAGTTGATTTAATTCTAAAAGACCTTTTCTTTTATTAGCAACCTCTTCAAAAAAAGTATCTGCAACTCTGCCTTTGTATTGAGTTTTAATTCTTGCTATTGTTTCATCAACTAATTCAGGAGTCTCTTCTAATTGATTATTATAATTATATGTAGCATTTTCAGGAGTGACTATATCATTTTGATAATCTCTTAAAGTCTGCTCATAAATTTTTTCAATTCCTTTTTTAGTTTCTAATCTTTCTTCATATTCAGGACTAGTTTCATCATTAATGTCTTTGTTTAATTGACTATTATCCATTTGGAAACCAGCTTTTTCCATAAGAAGTCCTCCAAATAAACTTACTCTTGTAAGATTTTCTTCATTTAGTCCTTGAATAAAATCATTATATTCTTGTTCTTTCTCAGGAGATTCAAACTCTTCTTTAGTTAAAAGAGTATCAATATCATAATCAATACTTAAACCTTTTCTTTGGATAAAAGCATCAATGTCTTCTTTAGCTCCTTCTTTTTGTTTTACTAACTCTTCATCAATAAGTTTTATAGTTTGATCATTAGCTAGTTTTCTTTCTGATAAATTAAAGATTGTAGCAAAATTATCTTTTTCAGAATGTTTATTATAGATTTCCATTAAACCATCAATTCTTGCTGTAGCTAAAGCAAGATTCTGTTTAGTAGAAACACTCATATCTGGATTACTTTGTATTGCTTCTAAGTTCTTTTTAAAGTTTTCTACAGTCCCTGTTCTAATAGCCATAGCTGCCAAGTTAGTAAACTTGTTTTGTTCAAGTCTATCTGCTTTAACATTGGAGTCTGCAGTGTTTTCTCTTCTTAAAGTCATAATCTTATGATCATAATCTAAAGGACTATATATAGTACCTCCAGTATTCATAAGAATATTATTAGCAACATCATCATCAGTAACAGCAGCATCAAGAGCTTTATACATCTCTTTTAACCTAGCTTTATCATTCATGTAGTTTCTTCCTCTACCTACCATACCTATTCCTCCAAAAGCAACTCCTTGGATTAAAGTTTGTGCAACTACATCTCTATAAAAAGAGGTATCTTTTAAACTTTCTAATTGTTGAGCATAGTCTTGTTTATAAGTAGGTACAAATTGATTCCAAATTTCTTCTGCAACTTCTCCAGGAAGACTATGAATTAAACTTGCTCTACCTGTATGAGCAATAGCATTGCCTGATAACTTACCAAGAGATAAGTTATTTACAATATTTCTAGCATAGTTGTATCCTTTAATAGGTGCTGATACAGTTTTACCAAAACCACTTTGTTCAAATTTTTCAACTCCTGTTGTAATTCCTTTTGCAATTTTATTGCCAATACCTGTCTTAGCTAATTTTCTCATTAGCATATTATTGGTAATACCTGGCAAAGCACTTCCTACATATTTCTCAGAAAAGTTTTCTTTTGCATTTTCAGAAAAACCATACCATAAAGATTCTCCCCAAGTGTTAGGTTTGTAAAGAGTATCAAACTCTTCAGTAATATTTTCTAATCCTGCCTTAAGACCTTCTAGTTTTTGTTCTTCTTTATCAGTCCTTTTGTCTTTTTTCTCAAGCTCTGCAATATCATATTTTATAAGGTCTGCTTTTTTATTGAAGTCTTTTTTATAATAGTTATATCTTTGTTCTCCAACTATTAATTTTTGTTTACCATTTTCATCAGTAATAAATTCCATATTACCTGTCTTAGCTTTAGCAGCCATAGCATAAGTACCAGGAGCAAGTAAAGAAGATACACCAATATTAGCAGCTCCTCCAGCAGCTTTAGCCCCTAGATTAGATAATAAAAACTTACTTCCTCCTTCTCTCCATGCTTGTTTTAATGTAGTTTTAGCTGCATCTTTTATAAGAGCATTTGCAATAGTTTCTTCTGCAGCTCCTGCAATTCCTCCTGAAAGTAAAGTTGCTTCCATAAAAACAGCAGAAGTGGCTACTCCTTGTCCCCAACTGTAACCTAACTTGTTTTCAAATAGATTTTTAGCAGCTAACTCTTGAGTGTGTCCTTCAGCTTCTAAAAGACTTTGTTCATTTTCTGAAAGTCTTTCTTTAGGTTTATAGTTAATATTTTTACTATTAAGAACTTTTTCTTTTTCAATTCTATCTGCTTTATCTTTTATCTTAGCAACAGTTAAAGCATCTCCCATACCATATAAACCTACTGTAAGAAGTTCTTTTTTCTGAGTACCAAATCCATCCCAAAATCCTGCTTTACCTGATGTGTAATCATCAATTTGAGTAATTAAATCATTGTATTTTGCAGCAGCTCTTAAAGACATGTCCATATCTGCAGATTGCCCAGGAGCAGTATCAAAATCTGTTCTGAGTTGTCCTTTATGTTCTTGTTGCCACTTTAAATATTCAGGAGATTTAGTATGATTAAGAGTAGCTTGTTTGTGTCTTTCTTGAGCCTTTTTTGCTTCTTGTTCATATTGAACTCTAAGTTCTGTTAAAGCAGGTTGTAAATCTTTTCTTTGTTGAGCAGTAAGGTCATTATATTGTTGTTGTTCTTTTTTATTAAGTCCTATTCTAGTGTCACTAAAAGTATCATTAAAAAGATTAGAGATTTTACCAACTACAGCCATAATAGGAACTGCAAAATTCAAATTATATGTACCTTTTGGTCCACTTTTATCAATAAAAGAAGCATCAGATCTTGAGTATGCAGTGAAAGGGTTTTTTTCTTCTAGTGCTTTTATTTTTCCAGCATTGTCTAATACAGACAAAGCTTTTTCAACTCCATTCTTTTCAGCTACTTTAGTAAGAACTCTGTCTTTTTTTACAGCTTGTTCTTTAGCAAGTTGCTTCATTTCTTTCTTAGCTTCAGAAGTCTCATATTCAATTTTATCTCTTTCTCCTTTATCCACATAGGTAGAAAGTAGTTGAGCACTAATGCTATTATTAGAAGCACTTTGAGATCTTAACTCTTCAAAACTTAATCCTACTCCTGATTCAACCCCTGTACCAGCAGAAAGACTTTCAGGTTCTTGTTGAATTTCTTGTTTTGCTTTGGCAAAAGCTGATAAAATTTTTCTTGATGGAAATGTCATTTTTAATTAGTGTTAAAATTTATAAATCTATTAAAGACCCATTACAACTTTTTTAATTGCTTTTATACTTAAAGCATCAGTTCTTTCTACTCCATTCATGTAAGCTTTTCCCTTATTCATAGTGTAAACATTTCCTGCTTTATCTTTAGTTTCTTGTTTAATCATTTTCCAGTTAGTTTTAGAATTTTGATTTTCAAAATATAATGCATCATCATTTGCAGAAAACCAATTTCTAACTTCAGGACTTGAAACTTGGTTTACTCCAAGTGTAGCTCTAAAAGTATTGTTACCCATTTGTACATGAACTCCCATATTAGCTTGTCCTTGATTATCATATCCACTTACTGCACCAAAAGTTTCTTCTGCAACATCCATTCCAATTTGTTTACCATTTTCATAGAAAACATATTTTTTCTTACCATCTTTAGTAACAGAAAGACCAGCTACACCTAATCTTTGAAGATCTGCAAAAGAGTGTTGTCCATCAGGACTATAAGCATAAGTAACCTTTTCTCCATTTCTATTTCCTACTTTTCCGTCAAGTGCTTTCTTAGTTGTAAAAGCAATCTTATCTCCTTTTTTATCTTCTAAAACTTGTTCATTTCCTTGAAGTCCTCCAAACTTAAATCTAAATTTGTCTAAATCATCTACTATAACTTTTTTAAATGACTCTTTAGTACCTTTAGATAAGTCCATACCATTTAAACTTGTGATTTGATTTTCTACAGTAACAGCATTAAACTTTCCTTCAGCATGAGCTTTCTTTGTATACTCTTCATAAGCTTTAGCAATTTCAGTATTTGTTTGCCATCCTGGTTTATATATAATTTTTTGAAGATTAGCAGGAAGACTTTTTGCAAATGTTGCTAAACTTGAATTAGCTAGTGTACTTTCTGCTTTAGATCTTTTATATGATTTATCTAATTGATCTACAGTACTTGAAAACCCTTCTTGCTTTGCACCTGCTGCTCTTAGTGCTGTAAAATTACCATTTTTTATTTGATTATATGCAACAGAGTTTGGTTTTATACCTAACTGTCCTGCTATTTGTAAAGCAGAATTTATTGTAGAAGTCACTTTAGCAGAAGAACTGGCTCTGTTTTTTGTTAAAGAATTAAGAGTTGCGTCTCTAGTTGTAATAGGAGTTTCATCTATAGTCTCAGCAGTAACATTTTGCTCAGCTTCTTTTGCATCAGCTCTTTGCCAACCAGCTTGTGTCCAATATCCTGAATTTGTAGATAAAGTATCCTTAACCTCAGAGTTACTTACTTTATAAGTTTCTCCAGCAGCTCCCATTTTCTTAGCCCAATAATTGTTAGGATTAAGAACTTCTTTCATTTTAGGTTGTCCATTCTCTATAACAGGTTTTCCTGAAGCATCTAATACAGGAGTCTTAGTATAGACTTCATTAAGACCTACACTTTCAAAACCTGATATTCCTAAAGCATTTCTTCTTTCTAAAGCAGCTTTAGTAGCTGGATCAGCATTAGCTTGTAACATGTAGGCACTTATAATAGTATTAGGATTTAATGTTTCTGAACTTCCTTCATGTCTATATACCCAAGGACCTCCTGGAGTGTCTTTAGTTCTTGAAATTTTTTGAGCTTTTAAATGATTTAAAAAGCTATCATCAAAATCTAATTTATAATAAGAATCTGCAATCTCAGGAGCTCCCATAGCTTTACCTTTTTCTTGGTCCCACTCTACTCCTTTATATTTTGCTAATATTTTTTTCTTTTCTGCAGCAACATAATCTGCTTCAAATCCTTTCTCTTTAGCTAACTTATCTAAGTCATCATACTCAGCCAACACTTTCTTTTTATTAGCTTCCATAGTTCCTACCTTACCTGAAGTACCCCAAGTATTAGTAATGTCTCTTCCAAGAGTATTTAAGTCTGGAGTATACTTTTGATAATTCATAGGGTCACTAATAATACCTTGTACAGCATTATCAATTCTAGTTTGATATCGTTGTATAGTAGCCCTTAATTCAGGAGAGTCTTGTTCTAATACATCAGCTTTTAACTTATCTAAATACCCTTGATATTGAGTAATAGTATCATCTATAGCTTTGTCTTTTTTATCAATCACAGCTCCCATTAACTCATAAGGAGCTTTGTACATCTTGTCATCAAGAAATGTGGCTTCTGTACCTTTATAAAACTGTCCCATGATTATGTTGTTTGTGTAAGTTGACTCATCATTTTTTGTAATTCTTTTGCAGAAATTTTAATTGTTCCTCCTTTACCATCAGGTATTTCTAATTGATTTTTAGTAGTTGCAACACTATTTTTATTAATCGTATTACCTTGACTATCAAGACCAAGATATTTTCCATAATCTTTCATAAGATTTTCAATCATCTTATTTTGTTTCATAGCATTTAAGTCTTTACCTGTTTGTTGTAAAGCTAAAGACTGATCTTTAAGTCCCATTCCTTTAGCAGTATAGTAAGCATCTTTAGCAGCTTCATTAGCCATATTAGCTTGATATTGTCCTTGACCTTTTAATTGGTCTACACTTAAAGCAACATTACCTTTAGTCTTATATATATCTGCAACTTGTCCTGCAGCTCCTGCACTAATATCCATAATGTTTTGTTGTAAAGCAGTGTCATATAACCAATCTAATCCTCTCATTTGATTAACTCCTCTAGCAGCATTTCTAGCTGATTTTTTACTTCCTTGAGTATTAGTTGTTGCTTTTGTTATTGCTTGTGCTTTACTACCTTCAATAGAACTCATAGCTTTATCTAACTCTTTCTGAGTTTCTTTACCTGCATTTTTATAAACATTGGTGTGAGTTACATCAGTACTCCTAGATTCAGCAGCATTCTTAAGTCCTGCAGTTGCTCCAAGATAGTTTCCAAAGAGTCCAGCAAGATCACCTATACCTGGTATACCTCCTTGTTTACCTATTGCACCTAATCCTTTTTCAAGACCTCTACTAAACATAGTTCCTTCAGGATTAACTTTAGTCATAGTTTCAGTCCCTTCAGGAACAAGGTTAGGTGTATAACCTATTGACTCTGGTATAGAATTTTTAAACATCTCTGGATTAGATGTTTTAAAATCTTCTGCCCAATTAGAAAATATCCCTCCTGCAGTTCCATCTGGTGAAAAAGGATCTGCAGTTTTACCTACAGTATTTTTCACTAATTGTTTTAAATTAGGTGCTTTCAAATCTATAGTAGAAGGTATATCTTGTCCTTGATTTTTAAAATAACCTTTAGGGATACCCACATCTTCTCCAGGAGTATAACCAACATAATCTTCTATCATATCAGTATAACCATTTAGATTTGCATCACCTTCTTGATATATCCAATCATTAGCAGGATTAGGATCAGGGTCAGTAAGATAGTCAGTTCCATTAACATATTCAGTTACTCCCATAGCACCTGTACCACTACCATATCTCATAGAGTCTCCTACAGGATTACTTTGCAATCCTTCCATACTAGTACCAAATGCTTTTACCATAGTATCAGCCATAGCCTGCATATTGTTTACTTGCTCTTGAAACTGTAAATCAGATGCTTCTTCTTTTTGAATAGCCATCATCTTTCTTTGAGTAGCATTCTTAAGAGCAGCATCAATTAAAGGTTGAGAAGCAACTTTTTCAAGGTTAGCAATCTTTCTCTCTCTGGCTTCTTTTCTTTCAGCTAAAGTTTCTTTACCTACTTTAAGTCTATCAGAATATATCTTAGTTCCTTCTTCAACATCTTCTCCTACTTCTAATGGAATACCTCCTTGCTCATGACTAGGGCCTTCAAACTCTCCTGTTTCTCCTTGTGGAGTTTCATACATTTCTCCTCCTTCAACTTCAACATTAGACTTAACATTGTTCATACCATTAGCTGCTACAACTCCTGCACTATTACTTGCATCTATATCTGGAGTTGCACCTGGAGCTTTTTTGAAACTACCTGCTGCACTAATACCTTGTTGTAATAGTCCTCCAACTAATGAAACAATAGGGACTACAGAATTACTAGCTACTTGTTTATCAGTTTCTGCTAACATAATATTATAATCATTCAATACTTCATTAGGAGTTTGAATATAATTATTAGGACCAACACCTTGAGTATTAGTGCCATTAGCATATTTTTTTCTAGGGTTCATTCTTTTTTTCATAATTCCTTCTTGGTTAGTTCCAAAAGCTAGTGCTTTAGGGTTATCAGTAATTTTTTCATCAACTTTATCTGTAACTTCTTCTTGAACTTTTTGACCTACACTTTCTTTTCCTAAATACTTTAAAAGCTGATTAAAAATAGGTTCTACAACAGCAGGAGCCTTCTCAAGAGCAAACCCCTTTTTTGCAGTTGCCCCTTTACCTTCAAAAGGAAAAAGAAGACTTAAAGCATCTATAGCATGATTTACAGTTTTTAATCCTTCTCTTTTTTTTAAATCTTTACTTTTATATTGATCTGCATTGTTTAAATCCATATAAGTAGCAATGTCAGAAGCTAAATGAACAGGAGAACTTAAAACTTGTCTGATAGACCTAGTAAAAAAATTAGGGTCTTGCTCTTGATCTTTAGAAATCTTATCAAATTGTTTTTGTACAGGATTTCTTTTTTGAGCTATTCTCCAATCATTATACTTTACCCTAGAGTTATAATTTTCCTTACTCTCATTAGGTAATCTATTAGGATTTGTATCTAATTGTTGTGACCTTGATTTCTTAGGTTGTAACATCTTTCTTTAGTTTATTAAAGGTTAATCTTTATCTTTCTGATTCAGTTCTTTGAAGAGCTGAAAAATTAAAGATTAATCTTGTATCAGCAAAGTTATCAAATATCAGTCTTACAACCAAGAACTTATCTCTAAAACTTTCAAGTTGAGTCCAATCTTTATTAAAGTCAATAGCAGTAGGATTAACTATCTTATCTATATAGTAATTACTTTGAAGAGCAGAACCATTTTTTAAGAACATAGGGACAGTATAATTGTCTCTTATATCTCTTAAATTATTCATAGTCCAATCTCTTTCATTTCTATCTATAGTAGCTTGAGTTAAGTTATTTGTTGTTTGTTGTAACAAGTAATTTACATTACTATCTTGTTTAGGTACTAAGTTAAGAACACCACTAATCTGCTGAGTATTATACAAAAGTATCTTATTAAAAGTTACATACCTTTGATCTAAGTACTCTTCAGAAACAGTATCAAATTTCTTAGCTTCAGTTTGGAATAATAAACTATCCCACACTTTAGTTGTCATAGCACTTGGATTATCTACATACTCTACAATAAAAGGATACCTTACATTATAGAAAGTCTGATAATGATTAGGCCTATTATGTTTAAACAAGTATCTAGAATTTTCATTCCAAGAATAAAACTTCTCTTGTACATGCATATAGAAACTAGGTATATAAGGATGCCAACTTACCCATTCTTTTTTCTTTAAAGAGTAAGACATAGTGTATCCATTATTTACAATCTGAGGTACAAATGTTGCTCCTTGACCTTGTTCAACAACAGGTACTGGTTTTGTACTAATTATTTCTATATCAATAGGAGTTTTTATAGCAGCAAGAATAGTATTCATATCTAAAGCAAATTGACAAGGAGATATAATAAGATTACTTGCAGGACAATCTATAGTTAAAGGACTTCCTACATTACTTCTATCAGGTTTTATATACCAACCATACTGTTCTAACCCTGGTTTTCCATCTGGTCCTAGTAAAGTAGAATATGGATTGTTTAAGAGTTGACTTTTTACAGATTCCCATTCAGCATTTGAAAAGTACCTGTTTCTAGGTATAGCATTAACTTCTGCTAAAGTATAATTTCTCCCTTTTATAGCTCCTAAAGCATGTAATATAAAAGGTTTTGACTCTGCTACTGTAGCTATAGGATAATTAATACCTATAAAAGTTTCAAAAGTAGAGTGAATTCCTCCTGTTTTTGTAAAATTAAAATAATTATTTACATACCCACCATAAGGTTGATTTGCAAAATTTAATGTTACATCATTACCAAAATTATGATAAATAGGGCGTGACTCATTAACAAATGAAATTAGTAATACATTTTTTCTTCTCTCTATAGGAATTAAACTGGCAAGATTTAACCATCTTTCAGTCTCATCATAAAATTCTCTTAATTGTCCTATCCAACCTGAAGGTATTAAGTCATTTGTAATCCAAGAGTTTAAACTTTGTTGAATTTGACTTCTGTCATTATCATCAAAAGAACCTGTCTTATCATAATAAACCCAAAGGTCAAGATCATTAGGTACAGTAGTAAATCCTTGAACAATAGTAGTAACTTCTTGATCAACAACTTTTTCAAATTGCATTTTACAATCTTTTACTCCTATATAGTTCCAACCATCTTCAAGTCTATCTGCAATAATTTGAGCAGGGTTAATAAAGATTACAGAGTCATCTCCTTCAGTACATAATTGATGAGGTACAGAAGGAAGATTAACAATTTGCTTATCTTTTTTTGTAATAATTAATCTTTCTTTATTGCTATCATAAGTAGAAAGAAAACCTGTTCCTATTGGATTTGAAGGGTTGTTTCTATATGGATAAGGTACAAGATTAGTATTATAATATTGTTGATCTACTGAAAAGTCCATGTGAGTTTTAAAGTAGTTACTATTCCCATTATCACTTACAGGTTCTAATTGTTGACCATTAAATAGATACCATTTCTTTTCTTTCCAAGAAGGGAAAAATACTCCAAACTTAGTCTTAGTTCTTGCCCACTTATGAATATTTCCAGCAGAAGAATTTGCATCATCTACAATCTTTCTAGGAGGTACTGAGAAGTATTCTCCTGTACCAATAAAAGATATAATATCAGAAGTGATTCTTTCTTGGAAAGTCTGAGGACAATGCCATAACCCTTCTTCAGTGTGTATATACAAATTATTTTGTATTCTGAATATGTCTGTTATTCTTCCTGTTTCAGCTTCAAGGTCTTTATAATTATTAGGTAAAAAAGCTCTAAAATTATCTGTAAGTTCTTCTTGAAAGGCTTGTTCAGACCAATGAAATCTATGAGGAAAGGTTTCTACACAATCTGAACAACAATCATATTCTAATCCTAAATGATTATATGCTTTTTGACGATTTCTTCTTTTATAGTCAGGGTTAAGTGCATATACTTCTGCACCTGCTACTCCATAATAACCTCTTCCTCCTTTTCTATTAGCATCTAAATAAGTTAATTTCTTAACCATGTGAAAATCTAAAGCAGTTGTAGGTTCTATCTCTTCAGTTCTTACAGACCAAATATCAAAATACTCACGATTTCTTTCAACTACAGTAGAACCTGTTTCAATTAAACCTGGAGCATTTAAGAAGTCAGGAGTATTATCTGAAGCTCCATGTCTTAACCCTACATTAACTGCAGACTCAAACCATAAATTAGCACAATCTCCTAACCACTGAATTTCATCATCTGATGGATTTTTTTCAAATCCTCTTTGATCTCCTGAAACTGGGTCTATATCATATTGTACATAATCATCTTTAATAGTATCTCTAAGTCCTTGATTATAAAGAACATTGTAAGCTTTATTCCAAGCTTCTTGATTAAGTCCTGATATAGTTAAAGTAGTTGCTATACCTACTGCAGCTCCTGCTACTGCTAAACCTGCTGCTGCAACTATTAAAGGAGTACCTGCTCCAAGAGAAAATATAGTTAATACTACTGCACCAATTAATAATAGTCCAGCCCCAATAAATTTCCAAACAGAAGTTTTACCTGCTCTCTGTTTCATTCTAATGTCATGATAAATACTATTTACATATCTCATAGAACTTACATAAGTATCTCCATTCCAAATAGCAGTAGTCCCTGTATTTGTAAGATTATCAAATACTTCAGGATTTTTACTTTCTTTATAATATGGAGTTAACCTAAAATTAGAATAAGGTTCAAAGTTATCTCTATATAGATATACATAAGGAAGACTTGATACAGTTTCAAAAGAATAGTTTTGAAGTAATTGTATAATACCTACTTTATTATCACATGCTAAGTTAAATACATCTACTCCTTTATTAGCACTGTCTTTAGTCAACTTATCCTCTAAAGCAGATAAATAATAAAGGTCTTTAATATTAGAAGGACTAAGAGTAAAAGAAGTAGAAGAAGCAAACTCAGTTATGTTATCTCTAGTTTTTATATGAAGACTTAGTCCATCATCATCACTTTCTCCTTTTTTATGTTTACCTGATACATATCCACTACCATCAACTATATCTCTAATTTTAGCCATACTTTTAATGACTTGAGTCTTATTAAATTGTCCTTGTTGAACAATTTTACTAAAAGTAGCATATTTTTTATCATTAAATTTATGTTCAGGATATATTAATCCTAAAGTATCCTTTTTAATCTTAGAAGCTATTGTACCATATTGAGGAAATAAAAGTCCTTGTGCTACAAAATTCTTTTGTTGAGTTGTAGAAGTTAGTACAGCACTATCAATAACAGTTTTATCTGATTCTGTTCTTTCATTTCTTACTATGTAATATCCTGTAATTTTTAATCCATTAGTATCAATTAAAGAAGGTCTATAAATATTAGAGAAATTAAGACCAAAAACTTCAGTAGTATATAAAGGATCTGAATTTTCTCTTATTCCTACTCCTATAACAATAGTATAAGTAACTTTTGTTACAGTAGAAGTTCCTGTATACTGATACATTCCTGAAGTAGGATTTAAAGTAGGGCCAGTTAGTACAACTGTATTAACATCAGAAGGAATAGGTGCAACTTGAGGATAAGTACCATATGCAAAGTTTTCTACAAGACTAGTTACAAGAGGAGCTGTATCACCATACAAGTTTCCTGAATTAGTAGTATAACTTACATTTGCAGTAGTATTGTTTCCTACTTCAACAGCATAATCATAAGGATCTACTACACCAGTAAAAGTACTTTGTGTAGAATCTTCAGTATATTTTAAAGTAAAATCATAAGCTTCAAAAGTTACTGGATTTCCAAAATCAGCAAGAGTTGCTGTACAATTTTCAGGGTCAGAACATTCTGCAGGAACTTTGGCTCCTGTCCTTGTAGTAAGAACAGATATATTTTTTACAAAACTTGGTGCTTGATTATCAGGGACTTTAGTTATAAAAGGAATATTATGATCTGTTCTTAAAGGAAACCTATGATGTCTTATAGATCTACCATTTAAAGGGTCTCCTTTAGAGTCTGTCCCCCAATAATCTTCTACTCCACAAAGACTATTATCAGTGTAATTTGTCTCTTCACAACTGTTATTAGTATTACTCATAGGATAAATCTCATCACCTGTGGCAAACTTTAAATCTGAAGCATAGTTATTATTTTTTCCAGGGATATGAAATACAGGAGTTGTTGTATTGTCTTCAAAAATATAAACAATACCTAAAGAATATATTTCTCCTGGCATATATCCAAGGCCATTAAAATGAGCTGCAGGATCTTTAGCATTACTCTTATCAGGTTCAGAGACTATTACAGTTTTAGTAATTAAATCTGTATTGATTTTACTTGCATACTTTTGAAGTTTACAATAGTTTACTTGTTTACCTTCTACATCTCCAAGTATTAGTCTATTTTCAATCTGTTCTATACTTTGAGCTTTCTCAATAATATTATTAAACATTGTAATCTCTGCCTGAGTACCTGTGCTTTCATAATTAGAACCTGTATAATAAAATACATTATTTCTTGTAGAAATTTCAGCAGTATATTTAGTATCACTAATTTCTCCATTACCTGCTGCAGCTTCAGTAACAGCTAATCTATAAAAAGGAAAAGTAGTATCTAAACTATTAATATCAAAAGTTATTTTGATAGCTTTATTACTAACTTCAAAGTTTAAATAACTATCATTTCTTTCCATAGTAACTCCTCTCTTATCTCTATAAGATATAGTAGAAGGAGTGTTATAAATAGAAATAGTTTCAGTGCTTGTAACAAACTCTGTAGGGTTAAAGTCTTCATCAAGATACTGAATAGAAAAGTTATAAGAACCTGGAGCCAAAGTCCCTGCTCCATCTACAACTGTAATATCATCTACAATTGGAATCTTTTTGTAAGTCTTAAATAAGTTAAATTTAGAAATATCCCAATTCCCTGAAGGATCTTGAAACTCTTCTTCTTTATCAAAAATAAATATTCTAGGTTTTGGATCAACCCAATATATAACTCTTTCACATCCTCTTCTTAATCTAAAGGTTGCATCAATTTGTTGAGTAACCTTAAAACCTAATTTTTCTAACTGGTCATGGTCACTTACAGCAACAGTAGAATTACATTCTTTATCAACAATAATTATAGCAGAGTCTCCATTAGAGTGGGCTAAGAATATTGCATTATTTTCTTCACCTATGTAACACTTACCTATAGGAATATATCCTGAAGGTAATAGTCCATCAACAGTTAAATCATAACACTCTTGGTTAGACTCTTCATTTGCAATAAAACCATAATCTCCTTCTTTAGTTTCATTTACTCCTGTAAGAACAAATCTAGTTGTTCCTTCAGGTTGATTTACTAAAGAGGAATCTGTATTTAATCCTCCAGGAATGTTTACACTAACTCCTCCTTGTTGTTTTTCTTTAGCCATAATTATCTCATATAAGATGAGTTACCTGATGTATATCTATATTTGTTTGTAAAGTTAGGATCATTAAAGATTCTATCTTCTGCTTGTCCAAGTTTTCCAAAGAAACCATAGTATCTTTTTCTTCTTGGTAATAAGTAGTTACTACCTTCCATAAGGTCTTCATACTCATCAGTTCCCCAAGGCATCTTGGCTTTGTTCTTAAATTGCTTAATGTATTTTAACCACCTTGCTTCAGCTACTTGAGCTATTTGCATAGCCCCTTCTCTGTGATTCCAAGCTTCTCTTTCTTTAGTTTTCCAACCTAAGTAATAAGTAATAGCAGCCTTAGCAGATTCATCATCAGGAATCATAGGATAACCTGTTTCTTGATCTACTCTTTGTCTTAAGTAAGCTACTGCTACATATCCTTCTTTAAAACTAAATCTAAGTTGGTCTCCAACAATAGTATATTCATCTGAAAGACTTGAAGTATTCTCATTATACAATCCTGCATTACATTCTGTCTGACAAACTAGACTATTAAAGAAACTATGATTAGCTAATCTAACAGGAGTAAATTTAGTTCTGTAAGCTTTAGAATGAACCCAACCTAAGTATTCATATTGTAAATCAAAATAAGGTCTGTAATAACCTATTTCTTGATCTCCAATTAATTCTCCTTGGCAATCTACAGCAACTAAATCATCTGTCCAGCCACCACAACAAGAATCTGGAGAACTAATAGGTACTAACTCTTCAGCAATAACTTGTGGTGTACAAGATACAACATCAGTAGGAGACCAAGCATTATTCTTGGCAACCTGAATAATATAATGTAATCCATTAGGTAAAGCTGCTTGATAATTTCTAACTTCAAGAAAGGCAATACCTTCTTCAGAAGCAGAAGCCATTTGCATAAATCCTAGTGCCTCTCCTATCCATTCTATAGCCTCATCTTCATTAAGTTCAACCCCTCTGAAGTCTCTCATATACTTAGATAGTATAGTGTCTACTGTAACATATTGAAATCTATCTTGCATAATCTTTTATTTATTTAAGGTACACAAATATAAGTACCATTTATATATATTTTACTATTAGTAGTAAATATAACTGGAGTTCCTTGAATTAGTAAACTTTCAATTAAAGGTTTGGGAGTTGCTGTAGTTTCTTTTAACCAATGCAAATCTAACACTAAAGAATTAGGCAAATGATCAGCAACCATTTGTATATGTCCATTTAATTCATCAGGAGGTAAGGCTGTATTAACCCAAGACCATGCAGAAAAATGATTTGCTGCTGTAGGTATAGGTAAAAATGGAAGTTCTGTTTTAAACTGTCCTGTCCCAAAATTAGTAACAGTAGACAAATCTATAACAATATTAAATGAAACCATTTGTCCAAACCTTACATAATAAGAATTATAGGTAGGATATGTTCCATTACTTCCTGTAAAAGTTAAACCTGTTGCTTGAAATACAGGAGACCAACTAGTAGTAACTGGTCCAATAGTAGAAGCATCTGCCCAAGTTGTATTATAATTAGAACCATTAACTTTTACTAAGACTTGTCCAGCAGTTCCTCCTATAGCAACTCCTGGTCCAACTGCTCCTTGTATTCCTTGGTCACCTTTGTCACCAGTATTTCCTGTGTCTCCTTTTATTCCCTGAATACCTTGTTGACCTTGTATCCCCTGTATTCCTTGAATTCCTTGTATTCCTTGCAATCCTTGAGGTCCTTGTAGATCTCCTACATCATCCCAAGTATTAGTTATTGTATGCCATACATATAAAGAGCCATCAGAAATAAGTAACCAAGCTTCTCCAGGATTTCCAGGAGCACTTCCAGCTCCAACTTGAAATGCTGCAAGATCAGGGTAAGAACCAAGCACTGTTAAAGCTGCTCCTACTTCTCCTTGAATCCCTTGTGTACCCTGAATTCCCTGAGTTCCCTGAGGACCTTGGATTCCTTGTGGTCCTGGAGTAGTCTCTACTTCAGCCACCTTGTGATAAAGATCAACAATTCTTTGTTCAGCTTTACTTATTCTTGGTAATATCTGTCTTTCTTGCATGGTTTATCATGTTATTATTGTTGTTATTCCTCCATCTGCTATTCTCCAATTATTTGGTGCTGCTTCTAGTTCTCCTCTTTTTATACTTGAGTTTGCTGTATACCTAGCTGATCCAAAACTTATGTTTGTTGCAAGTGGCGATGATATATTTGGTTGTACACCATTTACTATCCATCCATTATATATTGCATCTAGGTTAGTTGATGAGAATGTGGCTGGTGTTTTGCCAGTCATAAAATTAGTAAAATTAGTTACTCCAAAAACATTCCACGAACCTATATTTTGGTTAAAATTAGTAACACTATAGGTGCTACTAGCAAACATACTAGACATATTAGTCACTTTACTCACATCCCAATTTTCAAGAGACTCATTAAAAGCAAAAGCACCCTGAAACATAGCACTCATATTAGTAACATTACCAACATTCCAAGTTCCAATAGGTTGGTTAAAGGTACTAACTGGTGCATTGTCATTATAGAACATAAATGACATATTAGTTACCTTACTTGTATTCCACATACTTATGTCTTGATTAAAATAACCATTTCGTAAAAACATTGAACTCATATTTATTGTTGTTACTGATGCATCTCCACCAATGTTCAATAAGTTTAATGGTTGGTTGTATCTGCTTGCAGTAAACATACTTCCAAAATTATTAACTTTAGGCACATTCCAACCACTTATTGTCTGATTAAATGCATTATTATATGTAAACATACTATTCATAGTAGTAACATTGCTAACATTCCAGTTACTAATATCTTGGTTAAAAGTAGTAAAACCAACATTAAAAAAGCCAGCAAACATATTACTCATATCAGTCACATTACTCACATTCCAATTTCCAATAGGTCTATTGAATAAGAAAGCTTGATGAAACATTTTGCTCATAGTGGTAACACTACTTAAACTAGAAACATTTGGTGTAATTCTTTCCCATCCAGCAAGAGGTTGATTAAATGCTCTAGCATTTTCAAACATACTTACCATATTAGTTACCTTACTCACATTCCAAGAGTCAATAAGTCGATTAAAAGCAGAAGCACCATTAAACATATCAAACATACTAACTGATGTTGCAGTGGTATTTATGTTCCAACCATTTATTCCTATTGGTCTCGGTACTGGATTCTCTGGATTCTCTTGATTGTTGTCTCCATTATTAAAGGCAGTAGCACCAGCAAACATTTTTACAAATGCTGTTACTTTAGATACGTTCCACTTACTAATATCTTGATTGAAATTAGGGGCAACCCAAAACATAGCAGTCATATCAACTGATGCTGCTTCAGTGTTTATGTTCCAATCTCCAATATATTTATTAAAGTCTCTAGCACCTTGGAACATACCATAAAATGACGTCACCTTATTTACATTCCATAGATTAATATCTTGATTAAATGCTAAACTATATTGGAACATGGTACCCATATTAGTAATATTGCCCATTGTAGATACATTACCTGGTGTACTTCTTTCCCAATTGCCAATAGGTTGATTAAAGGCAGAAGCATAAGCAAACATACTATTAGTACTAGTCGCCTTACTTACATTCCAACTACTAATATCTCTGTTGAAAACAGATGCACTAGCAAACATACTATTTAAACTAACTGATGTTACACTTCCTCCTATATTCCAATTATTTATTTTAGATTTTGTAATATCATCTTCATTTCCATTATTAAATCTAGATGCTCCATTAAACATACTTGTAAAATTATTAACTTTACTAACATCCCATGGTGTAGCCCCTGTTCCTAAATTAGAGTTAAATGCAGGAGCAGGAGAAAACATAGAATCCATATTAATTGGACCTGTTATATTACCACCTATATTCCAAGGTAATTGATTTCCTACTCCATCTCCAAGTGCAAATCCATTATTAAAAGTATTACAACCGTAGAACATTTTATTAAAGGTTGTCACTTTAGATACATTAAATAATGATATGTTAGAGTTAAATGCAGGAGCACTTACAAACATACCAGCCATTGTAGTACAAGAAGATGTATCCCAATTTAATTGGTTTCCTGTTCCAACACCAGGAGCAAATCCATTATTAAATACTATACAGCTATCAAACATGCCTGACATTATAGTCACGTTAGATGTATTCCAATCACCTATATATCTATTGAATTTTTTACAAAGAATAAATGGATAGTTTAATGACACTGATGATGTTGTACTAAATCTCCAATCATTTAATGGTGTACTATTATCCCCATTGTTAAATTCCCAACAATTATAAAACATTCCTTCAAAAGTAGTAACATTAGATACATTCCAACCACCTATACATTGATTAAATAAAACACAACCATTAAACACAGCGCCCATAATAGTAACACCACTAGTATTCCATTCATTCATTCTACCAACAGTAGTAATTTTAGAACAATTTAAAAATGCACTACTAAGACTAGTCACTCCAGTTAAATCAATCACATCAGTTATTCCAGACATGGTCATATTAGAACATCCATTAAAAGAAGCTTGAGATATTTTTAATTTACCCCAACTAGATATAGACTTTATTTTTAATCTATCATTGACACTATTAGTATTCCCAAATCCAAAATTGAAATTATCTCCAAGTATCCTTACTGTATATTCTCCTGGTGTTGTATATGTGTGTATTCTATTTGCAACAATATTAGTACTATTCATAGTACTATACTGATTATCACCCCAGTCTATCCATATTGATTTTCCAACAGGAATACTAGTTATTGGTAATTGTATTTGATTAGCAGCTGATGAACTTTGTAATATACTTAACTTTACATTTCCAACAAAACCTACTGGTGTAATTCTGAAATTAGCTGGAAGGGTTGTTGTTGTTGTTAAATTTATTGTGGTGCTAAGATTGTTAGTAGACACTGTAACACTAGGTGCATCCCCGAAGTTAATTATAACCTCACCTGTTGAGCCTGCAGAAAATGTACATATTATTTGCCAACTCTGCCCCGCAGTCATAGCCATGCCAAATAGTAATGGATTTGAACCTGATGCATTATGAGTGTATCCAGCATTGTTTAGAGTTGTTCCACCCCCAGGTCCAAGTGCCCAATCAGAAGGTACTGGTGCTGACGCTCCTCTAGCTGCTTGGTCACCTCCTCCAGTACTAGTAGTATCTGTCTTCCAAACAGATTGAAAGGGAGCTGCTTTTTTTGTTCCGTATATTTGGAATGCTAAGTTATTCATAATTATAGGTTTCCTGTTGCTATGAATGTGTTTGCAGCTATCATTCTCTTTAATGTAAAACTTAATTGTGGTGGTAGTACATTATTTCCAGTAGGGTTTGGTGCATTGTTTAATGTATTACCTGTAGAAACAACTGTTAATGTTACACCAGCCAAAGTAACAAATGTACACTCAAATCCAGCTACAAGTCCTGTTGGTATTGTTAGTGTTGCAGATGCTGTAAATATGATTACACTTCCACTATCTGCATTTACTAGTGGGTAGTTCCCTGACTTTTCTGATACTACTCTATCATTTAATACTGTTTCAAAAAGAAAAGTTGTATAGTTGTAATTTTTAGTAACAGTATTAAAAGGACTTGCTACATTTACATTTTGATAGTATAAAGCAGAACTATAATCTGAACGTATTATCCCACCATTTGTACTTTCAGATATTCTTATTTGTTTTGTAGAAAGAATTAGATTATCTGCAGTTTGATTTTGTCCAAAGTAATTATTGTAATTTACATTTGTAAGTTTTGAACTAAATAACTTAAACTGATTGTAATCTGTCTCATTTTCAGGACCATTAGAATAAGTAAATAATCCTCCTCCTGAAATAGTAGAATTATTTAATTGCATACTAGCTACTCCACATCCAATTAAACAGTTTTTAAGACTTGACATTTGACCATTTAAAGTCAACCATCTAACAGGAGTATTAGCTGGAACAGAACCCATCCCACTAAATGCAGTACCATAAGGTAAAGAACCTATTATTGTATTTGAAATACTTACATCAAGGAAACTTATATATAGATAACTTAATGCATTTATATTTGATAATGATATATTGGTACCAAACATCTCTACTTTATCAAGTAAAACTACATTATTAAGATTTGTTCCTGAACATTTAATATTAGGGTATCCAAAAAAAGTACTATTAAAAAAGTTTATGTCATTACCTACCTTTAGATTTCCTTTTTGAGTAGCATCTGTGTTTATAAATATTGTATTTTCTAAATTATCTATTATACAATTTTCTACTTCAACAGGTTCTAAAAATGAGTCTAACTCAAATATTGCATAATCTCTAAATTTTACAATACTTTCTGTAGAATTTAATCCTCCAGTTCCATCTATTACTATTGGAAAAGAAGTTGAGGAACCTGTAATTCCAGCAGTCAAACTAGTAGTTTCAATCTTTCTACAAATATACATATACGAAGTACTATTAACATTTAATAGTTCACTTGTATAAAGATACTTACTTTGAAATGCTAGATATGTATTTGTGTTTGGAAGATCTATATTAAGTAATTTTTTTCTGTAGTCAGAGTCAACTGTAGCTACAGGAACCATCCATCTTCTGTATCTTTGAACTCTCCAATCTTTATCAATATCTATATTAATATCTTTATTAAATCTTCTTTTTATAAAACCATTTCTTGTTCCAATTTGTTCTTTATTATCATTATAAACAATATTAGAAGTAAAGTCATAAATTAACTCATCATTTAGATACGTTAAACTATAACAATTTTCATAAAAAGCATTTGTACTTTTTGCTTTTAACACTATACTTTCAACAGGAGCAGGGAAGTTTTCACTACCATTTAAATCTCCATATGGAGTACCATCATGCACATCAGTATTTAAGACTCCTCCTGGTTTTAGTATTACTTTATTATAAGCATCATATACAGTTGCATTATTTAAATCTGTACGAGTAGCAAATCTTGCATATGAATAGGATATTTCTACTCCTAAAATGCTTGGATCCCAGTTCATACCATTAGCAAATCTATAGTAATAGTTATATTGTTGTTCACTAACTGTTGTAGTATTTCCTACTACTAATCCTCCTGTATATGTTGGAGGTAAGTATTCTATAGTTACAACAGTTCCTACATTTAAGTCATAAGCATTGTCATCATCAAAAACTAAAAAATTAGCAATTTTAGATGTAACTGTTTTAAATACTTTTTTTGCAGAAGTATTACTCTCATCTATACAATACTTGTGTTGATAGTCAGTAATAGCATAATATCTTTCAGGAAGTAGTGCATTATTATTAATTTTTTCAACATATTCTGCATAAGTTCCACTTTCAATCCTATCTACATATTGTTTTGTAGCAGCACCTAAAGCAGTGTCAGGATCTGCATTAAGTATCAAGTCTCCAAACATTGTATCACCAGCTTTGTTAATTGGTGTATATCCTAAGTCTGTCCCTCCATTACCACCTGTGCCAGCAGGACCTTGAGGTCCAGTAGGGCCCTGCTCTCCTTGTATACCTTGTGCACCTTGAGAAGCAAGTAATGCCCAATGTGTTGTATCTAAGTCTGGAGTTGTAGTTCCTGATGTAGCCAATATACAAAACCAAGAAGCTCCATCATATCCCACAGCATCATCTGCAACATAAGATGTCTCTGAAACCCAAGAACCTTGCCACTCTAATCCAGCAGGACCAACAGCACCTGCTGTTCCTGGAATACCTTGTACTCCTTGAGGACCTATTGGGCCTTGAGGTCCTTCATTGCCCTCTGAACAACATAGACCTCTTACTTTTCTTTCTACAGATGTTACTCTTTCTTGTATTGACTTTGCCATCTTATTATTATTTAATTGTATACTCTTATTTCTATTGATACTGGATAAACCCAATCATTTTCAGAAGCACCACTATCAGTAGTTTGGATTAAACTTACTCTTGTTGAAGATATTCTAGAAGCTGCTAGAACTACTCCAAAAGATCCAGTGGGTTGCACTTGTACAAAAACAGCAGTTTTATCTGCAGTAAATAACCCTGATGAGTCTATATTATATATACCAATACCATCATAACTAAGTGTAATTGTACCTAGTGTATTTTCTAAAACAATTGGAGGTTCTACAGAAGCACCTGTTCTTTTTAATAAAGCTGTATACACTTTATATGGTCTTGAATCTACAGGTACTTGCAATTCCCAAACAGCATTTTCTTCTGTATTATCAGTACATACATAAATATCCCCATTGTCTAATATCCATCTACTACTAGATACAAATCCTCTAGTAATATCATCATTAACTCCTGGAGTAAGTGTAAAGTTATGACTCACTTCTCTAATAGTAAATCCGTCTTGTTGCATAACATACTGTCTTCCTGCTTCCCATTTTAATTCGTAGTCTATAGAACATACTTGAGCAATACCACCATTACCACCAGTTTCACTATTAGTAGTTCCTTTTTGTAATCTTGAGCCATTATCAAAAAGAATTTTAGCTCCATCATTAAACTCTACATTATTTGTAGTTGTACTACCTTGAGTTGTAACTGCTTGTAAGTCTCCTGCTGAAGATATATTTATGTTTTTTATTTTAGAATAGAGGTCTACTACTCTTTGTTCTAAATTTTTAATTGCATAAAGAATTTGATTGTTCATGATATTAAGTTTTAATTATATATTCTTTTCCCTGTTTTATCTGATTGTAGATATTTCTTTTATTCTCTCTTGTTAACCTAAAACTATAAAATAATTTATTCTCTATTGGTACTCTGTTTTTAGACCAATGTAACTTATAAACTACACCATTTGTTTCTTCATTAAGACAATAAACTATTTTTTTTGTTGCTTTAGCATCAGGACTTCTTTCCCATAATTTCTTAGTCTCACCCCAATTAGGTGGAAGCATTGGTACACCATCTTTATTAAAAGTGAGTTTCTTTTTTACTCCTTGTATAAATAAGGTTCCAAGTTTTGCTGGCAGAGTAACTTCTTCTCCTGCAATAACTTTCTTCATTAGAAAATCCATATACCCATTAGCAATAGGAATAAAAGTATCAATCTCAATAGGTTTCTTTACTTCTTTAGAATACCTTTTAAAAGAACTTCTTATATTTAGATTTGTTTTCTCCATTATCTATTACCTCACTCAGACCTTTGAGTATCTTTTGATTTATTTTCTTTTTTCTGACCAAAGATAACAATAATTTCTTGAACACAGATGTCAATTAATGGTTCAATTAAATCACCATCAATATCAAAAGTGTGGTCAGGAGTTGGAATACAATCTAAACATTCTTGGCACTCTTCACACATAGAAGGATAGTAATGTGCTTTTAAAGGATCTTCAGCAAGAAGTTTAATCTTTACTATTCCTGGATTTTTCTTTAGGGGAAAGTAAAGGTAACCATTCTCAAATAAGTACTTAGGTTTAGTCCCTGTGTACTTGTTTCCTTTTAAATAAAGAACACCTTGTCTTGTTACTTCTTCTATTCTAATACTGTTTTCTATAGACATAACATATTCAATGTAGTGTCTATTAGAATCTGTTAATATTCTTGGTATTTTAAATTTAGTTCTATAAACATCACAACCTAAATCTCCAAGACAAGGGCACTCATGATTAGGTACTTTAATTAGTTCAACACAAGGAAGAACAGTATAGTTCCAATCACTAAGTCTTTGTTTCTTTTTTAATTGTTGAGAAAGTAATTGCATTCTAACAGACAATGCTTTATTATAAACATGTCTGTCAGATAGTCTAGATTCATCACTAGACACCCCTTTAGAATAAAGAGATTGAATTCTTTCTACTATTTCAGCTATTAACATATTAAACTATTTCTATAATGATACCATCATCTTCTTTTATTTCAGCAGCAAAAGAAATAGCTGAACTTCTAAAAGAAGAATTAATGTTGTATATAATTACTTTAGGGTAATCCCCTTCTTTAACAAATGCTGTAGCTTTCTTTACAGTCCAATCTGTAAAAGTTCTAATGTAGTTTACAGCAGCAGTTTGTTTCCCTACAGGAACAGAAACTAAAACTAAATCATATTGTTTTCCAATACCATGTTTTTGTTCTAATCTTTTATTTTCATTAGGAAAAAAAAGTTTAAAAATACTGTTACCTATAATCTTTTTAAATCTGTGTAATTGTAAATGTTTCATGACTTAATTGTTTAATGTTAATTTTAAAATACTTGTTACATCATCAGTTTGAATACTAGTAAATTTACCATCTAAACCTAACCATATAATTATCCTTTTACTAACTCTTACTCCTATTTGTTCTAGCAGTAATTGATAGTAAGAAAGTTGAACTACATAATGATTTAAAGGACAATCTAATAATGCTTCAAAAGGAGCTAACATAGTCTTGTTTTTATAATTCTTAAACAAGTCTTTATTGGTCTTGTAATCTGCAATTATATATGATTGTGTTTTAGTGTCAAATAGGATGATGTCTGCTGTACCTGCAAACATGTACTTAAAGTGGTACATTCTAAGTTCTGCAGCTACTGGAATAATGTGTTCTGGTACACTTTCCCAAAAGGCTACAAGAGCTTCTTCTTGAGGACAGGAAGGTTTTAAACTTCTGTTAAATTGGTAGAGTTCTCCAAAGGCATGTACTCTATGTCCTCTATCCCTAGACTCTTGGTTTATGTCAGCCCATTGTTTTAGGACTTCTTCTGTGGTAATCCCTAATTTTCTAGCAGAATAAGGGGCAATTGCTTCAGCATCAAAATGCTCATAATACTCTGAAATTAAACCTGAGACAGATGTCTTAATAGGTTTATCTTCAACAAAGTACCTATGCTTTTTTTCTTCAAAAGTCAAGGCACTAAAAGGCTTTGTTATTTTTTCTAATAAATCCATATCACAAAGATATGGTTTTATTTTATTTCTCTACTTGAAAGACAATCTTTTTTATACTGTTAACTACTTTAAGAAATCTTTTTGCAATATCAAATCCCATCTTTTTAAAATTCTCAAATACAATAGAGTAGAACTCTATTGCACAACAGAAACCAGTAAAGATTAAAGTTACAGTTAGATCTTCTGTACTTACATTATCAAACTTAAAAGTCTTTATAAAGAAGACCTTTTCAATTCCCCAAACTCCTAAGATAGCACTAGCATAAGTGAAGGCTTTTACAGCTGAGAGTTTAAGTTTATCTGAAGAAATTAAAGCTGTACCTTTAAGGGAAGGGTCTAATTTTTCTTCATCTTTTTTAATTTTCCAAGATGCTATTATACCTGTTATAAAATCTAGTATAAAAAATAATAATAAAAGTAACAAAGCTTTTTGGATTGAAGTTAAAACAGAAGCTACAACTATTGTACTTCCTGATATAACTCCTGATGGACTTGATGCCATTGCTTTTAAGTTAATTCCTAACTTAAGAAAATACTTAGTGTATAGACTTAACCATTCCATAATGCTGCTTTTTAATATTATTATAATGTTGTATGACTTTTTCATAGTAATAGTCTTTACAAAAATAGTTAAAATATTTTACCTTCCTTGTCCTTTATAAAGTTTTTTATAGTTTTTTGAAGATTTAAGTTTAGATACTTTAGACTTTGCGTGAACTCCTGGTCTACTTACTTTAATTTTTACTTTCTTTTCTACTGTGTTAGTTTGTTTTGCCATGATTTATAGTATTTATATTTGTATTGCAGCTCCTATAAGTGTGCAGTCTAAAAATGCAACTGCACTTTTTGGAACTAGTTGATTAGATGCATATGCATTAAGATTAGTTGAACCTAAATTATACTTTGCAAGTACTTGTGCTTTAGTCATACATTGATTAGCAGCAGGAAGAGTTACAAGATGAGATTGACCTGCTAGTAGAGGAAGTCCACTAGTTGATATATCTAAATGACTAATCATTTGATTTGCTAATAAATCATTCCAAGCCATTATTTCTCTAATTGTTTTATTCTATTCTCTAATTCTTGAATCTTAGCAACAAGTACTTCTATATAATTTACAGATAACATTTTATTTTCTCCTTCAGATACTTGATCAGGATATTTTTCTTGAATTTCTTGTGCAACATATCCTATGTGTACTTTGTCATCTCTCTTGTCTTTCCAAGTAAATTTAATAGTATCACCATCTTGTTCTATAATATCTTTTAGTCTAGCATCAGAAGAATTAAAAAATCCTAAAGCTGTTACATTTCCAACATTAGAAACTGTAAAAACAGTACCACTTTGTTTTATTACTCCATTTAAAACTGTTTCAGTTATTTGGTCATTACCTAAAACAGCTTGGTTGTTTTTAGTTGTAAATGAATTATACCCTATAGCAATACTATTGCTAACAGTGGTTACTTGTGGGGATATGGTATTATCATCTTGTGATCCAAGAAAAGTATTTCTAGCACCAGTTACAGTATAACCTGCTTTGTAACCAAGTCCTGTGTTTAAGCTTGAATTTATATTAGCTTTAAGTGAATCTACACCTATTGAAGTGTTATATGTACCACCAAAATTTGAATATGATGCATATCTACCAACAGCAGTGTTTTGATACCCAGCAACATTACCTTGAAGTGCACTTGAGCCAACAGCAGTGTTCCAATTTGCATCAGTATTCTGTCTAAGTGCATCTTTACCAACTGCTGTATTTTCTTCTCCACTATTGTTTGTTTTAAGTGCTTCAGATCCTATTGCAGTATTTTGAAAACCTATTGTATTAGCTGTAAGTGTTCCTATACCAAGTGCTGTATTGTTATTTCCAGTGTTAAATTTAAGAGACTCAAACCCTACTGCTGTATTATAAATGCCAACAAAAGGTATTGTAGGATCTACAGAACTAGATTCTCCTACATTATTTAAAAGAGCATTTACTCCAATAGCTGTATTTTGAAAACCTCCAACATTATTTGCTAGAGCACTTTTACCAATTGCTGTATTATTATTTGCAGTATTTACTTTAAGAGCATCTATTCCAATTGCTGTATTATTAACTGCGCTATTGGGTACAGTTGATCCCTTACCAACAGTTAAACCATTAACTACTAAGTCTTCAGTAAAACTTTTTATTCCTGCAAATGTTTGTGGATCAATTGTTACTACTCCTCCAAAATTAAGTGAAGCAGGTTGTAAGTTTAAAACACTTCCTGTTATTGTAGCTCCATTTACATTAGGTGCAGAACCTATAGGATTTAATGTTATTGTTCCTCCAGTCCCAACACCAATAGCAGTTCTGAAATCTGCAGCACTTAAAAGACTTACTGTATTATTTGCATTAGCTCTTAAGAATGTTATTGCTCCAGGATTTGTTACTGTAAAAATATTTGATCCAATTGTAGTTGCTCCTAAATTGGTTCTTGCTCCTGTTGCAGTAGTTGCACCTGTTCCTCCATTTGCAATAGCTAAAGTACCAGCTAATGTAATTATTCCAGATGTGGCTGTACTTGGAGTTAATCCTGTTGTCCCTCCTGAAAATGAAGTAACTGCTGAAGTCAAGTATGTACTTGTATCATAACTAATAACACCAGCAGTAGATTTTACAAACCCTGTTCCTGATAAAGTATTTTGTTTAGATGTTGCTAAACCACTATATAAACTATTTACTGCATTATCTCCTGAGTTGTTGTTAGTTGTATTATTAAGAACAACTAATTTTGCATCAGTAACATATCTTCTATTTGTTGAATCAGCTATATCAGCAGTAGTTGCATCTGCTCCTACTGTAACTAATCCCTTAGAGTCATAAGTAATTTTTGTTTTAGTTGCTCCTGTTATTGCAGTATTTGGAGTAAGTTTATCATTAAATGTTGTCCAATCACTAGCTGTCAATAAACCTCTTCTATTTGTTGCAGAAGATGCATTTGGAATATTAAATGTATGAGTAATATCAGTTGAATTAATATTAAAATCGTTACCTAATGCTCCTGTTGCAAATAATTGTGATGCAGATGTCAAACCATTTAATGAAGCAAGACCTGTTGTAAATGTACTTTGTATTGAACTTAAGTTAGAATTTTGTGTATATAATGTAATAGTATTTCCTGAACTTAAATTTTTAGGGTAAAACCTAATAGCAATTCTGTCAGAAGTTGTTAATGGTGCATACTCTGGTACAGCACATGTAAATGTATATAAATCAACTGTTGTTCCATTTGTTATAACCTCAACTAAAGAGGTGGCTAAAACATAAAATGTAGATCCATTATAAACTTCAACAGTTGCATAAACTTGTAAAACATTAGAAGCAGATGCAGATAAATAACACTGAAAAAGCCAAACTCCTGCAGGTACAACTTCTTGAGTTGGTTTACCTATATCTGTAATAAAGTTTGCAAATGCAACATCATTTACAGTTCCTGATGTAAAATTAGCACTAGTACCTAAATTTGCTCCAGTAGATAATTGATAAAAGTTATTTGCATCTATAGTTCCTTGAGATGTTCCTCCATTACAATAGTAAACTTGTCCTCCACCTCCTCCTGCTATTTCAGGAAAGGAAGCTAGCTGACCATCCCCTCTTATATATTGTGAAGCTAATCCTGCCCCTGTTACTGTAAGAGTATCACTTGATGTTACAGGACTATTAGTAACTTGAAATGCACTTGGCATACTTAGTCCTACAGATGTTACTGTTCCACTAGTAAGAGTTGGAAATGTTGCAAGTGTACCATTACCTCTTAAATATTGAGAGATAGTACCTATTGGATATGGGTAATATGCAGTAGAATCTGTTGAACCATTAGCCTTTAAAAACTGAGATGACGTGCCACCTACTACCTTATCCACTTTTAATGCATCTTGAGTGTCAACATAACTTGTTGTAGCTAATCCATTAGTAGATGGAATAACAGGTTTGTTCAATATCTGTGCATCTCCACTTGTAGCATTCCAATCAGCCTTGACATTAACTTCTGCTCCTGTAGCAATCCCAGCTAATTTATTCTTTTCAGCAGTTGTATAATCATTTAAAGTAGCACCTGCTGAAGTTCCATTTCCTAATGGAATAGTTGCATCTGTTCCTGTATCACTACTAATAGTAAAATTAGTAGTTGTTTGAGTTGGAGATAAATTAGTAACACCACTAGCAGAAGGTTCTTCTACTAACAAATGTCCTGTGCCTAAGTCTGCCCAATAATTACTATTAGTAGGAGGATATTGATTATCATTTATAAGACTTTTATATACATGCCCTTCAAACCATACAAAACAATCTAAGATATAAGGATTACCTAATGCCACAGAATGATTTGTAGACCACTCTATAGCACTTAAAGGAGAGTCTAAATCACTCTTTCTTATTAGACATTTTATTTGATCAACTAACCAATTAATGTCTTTCTTTATTTTTAATAGTTCTAACATGAGATATAATATTATTTTGTTAAATCAAACAGTAACATACATTTATCATTGTAATGAGGATAACCTTCTTGACAATTTTCATTAATTAAATATACAGGATTCATATAAAAAGGAGCAATCATTAAATTAATACACTTCCAACCTCCATCTATTATATCAGGATTTTGACTCCACTTAGTAAAACTAGTTGCTAATAGATATTTACTTCCACTTCTTTTTATATTTTCTAAAGCTTTTAATACATTTTCATTACTTAAATGTCCTAGACAATCTCTAACAAAAACTAAATCTGCTTTAGGTAACTCATCTTCAATTAAATTTAATACAGTAAAAGATTTATTAGGATACTTAGTATTATTACTTTGTATTAATTCTTCAACTATATCTGCTCCTAAATAATTTATTTCACTTAAATCTACTTCTTTCATCCAATTAAAATCTCCACAAGGAATGTCTAACACAGATGTGATCTCATATTTTTTAAAGAGTATAGATAACTCTTTTCTTAATACTTCTGTATTTTGTAACTCTGAGCCTGAACCACTTTTACTTTCAGCAGATGCCCAAAGGTTATCAGTATAAATTTTTGTAAAAGTTTCTTTTATCATATTTTTATATTAAGATTGTTTGTTTTCCTGTTTCTTGAACTTCTTTCCAATAATGTGAACTTGCTCTGTTTTCATCTATTTGAAGTGTATCATTATAAGGAAGTCTAGTCATATATTTTGCTTTATAAAAAAGATTTACATCTTTTTCAGAAACTCCTGCATTATGTAATATAAAGTATTTTTCTACAGAAGAAATAGGATCTGTACTCCAACCAAAATCTAATCTAGAATCTACTTTTGTTTCATAACCTTTTAACCAAATGTTCCAAAGCAAAGACCACATTCCTGCTGTCCATTTCTGTATTGGATAATCATTAGGATATTTTTCAACATGAAACTGTTCTGTATTACAAAAGTAAGAATAAAGTTTGACACTATCACTCTCTACTTTATTCCAAAATTCAAAACTTTCTCCTATAGTAACATACTGAGCTCCTCCTGAATGACTGTTTAATAATTTAGGTATTAGTCTATCTATACCTATAATCTCACACATCTTTTTATAAATATGGTTACCTTTTTGTTGGATGTAATCATAGTTAATATAAGAGTTTGTATTACTTAAATACCATACATTACCTGGCATTGCCCAATCTACTTCAGGAGGTCTTGTAAACACTATGTCACAATCATGTAGAAACAATCTTTGACCTATAAGATCTGGGTTTGCTTTCATATGACTACTCATAAGATTGAAGTAAATAGAAGGAACATAACTCTTATCTGCTCTAGTATCATTATAAAAAAAGAACCTGACTGTATTATAGTGGTTTTGTAGTTTTCTCCAAACTTCAGGGACTACATCATTATCTATAGCACAAAGGATGTCAATCTTATTAGGATTGACACCATGCTTTTTAAAATTATTTATTACTACTTCCACCTGCCAAGTGTAAAAATTATTTGCAGGTTGTGCACAAATATATCTCATATCTTATATCTTATTATTCACAGGTATTTGCAGAAGATGTTGGGAAGAAATTTCCTGGAGTGCCACCTTCACTATATGTATCATAAACAATAGTAAAATTTCCTTGTCTTACTCTAAGATTAGTGACTAAAGTTCCTCCAAATGTTACTGAATAAACAGGATTAGGATTGTTTTCTCCTTGCCATCCTACATAAGTTCCATAAGTTCCTATATTTGTAGTTTCACCTATATCTAATTGTGTAACACCAAATACACTTGTAGCAGGTATTACAGTACCATTATTCATAGTAGAATATGAAATAAGATATATCTCTGATTGATAAACATCTACTGATTCTCCCATAATTAAAGAACTATTAAAATCTATAGTACCGTCAAAATAACTTTCTCTGTCAAAATAATAACTACTAAAAGTTCCACAAACAGTTATAAGATCAGGTAGTTCTATTACTGTTGCAGTTATTCCACATAATGGTGGAAGAGTAGTAGTAATATTTTCAAAATTATGCTCAAAACAGTTATTAAAATACGAAGTTAATCTACTTTGATTATATGCTGGTATAGTTATTATTTGTTCTATAGTATTAGAACTTCCATTTGTAAATACTACATTAAAAGAATAAGCTAACGAAGTTATTGTGCCACTTGCAAAGTCAATATATGCTGGAAGTAGTTTATTACTCAATGTTGCTACAGTTGAAGAAGAACTAAAAGTAAAGTTCATAGGAATTGAATAATGAAATTCTTGAAGAAACATATCTCCTGGGGCTGTAAATCTTGTCAAAGACGCTGAAGATGCAGTGGGGTTTATTGTTCTTCCAGCAGCTACAGCAGTAAAGTCTAGAACAGCATTAATAACTATATTTATATTTCTATCATTTGTTGCTGTCCAATTTATACAGTGTTCTTGAGTGGTGAAAGATAGACCTATATAAGTACCTTCCCCAGCTTCACAATTTCCTAAAGACACAACTTCAGCATAGCCCCCAATTGTTGATGCTGGGAATGGTATATCTACCACATACCCTTCTAATAGTATAGATTTTGGCACTGGGGTTGGATTTATTTTTGATCTTTCATAACCATTATTGCTTATGTTATTATGATAGACATATACATCAAATGGTCCTGTACCTGATTGAGCTTCTGTTAATTTTATAAGTACGGTCATCTTGTTTTATTTAAAATTAGTTTCTAAAAAATTTTCTTATTGCAATAGCATTAATTCCTGTGTTCCAATTATATAACCAAGTTCTAACACCAGTTGAAAAATTAAAACTTACAGCTTGATCTGAGTAAGCATTAAGTCCCCAAGTAGTACCTGCAGGAAGAGTCACTCCTAAAGAAGCTCTAACTCTGTACATCTCTTCTAATTGAAATATATTAGGTAGATCCCAATCACTATACCCTCCATCTACTAGTGCTCTACATGCAGCAATAGCTCCAGCATGATTATATCCTCCTAATGAAGGTAATCTTAATACTATTCCATAAGAATAATCAGGGGCTACTTCTGTAATTATTCCTCCTTCATAAGTTTGACCAACATATAATGGAGAAAATGGACTAACAGTAGTTGTAGTAGTTGTAGGACCAGGAAGAAGTGTTACATTCACATCTACATAATCAGTGCAACCTTCTCCTCCAGTTGCTACAGATTTTACTCTAACTTTAACTGTATTATTTGGTACTATTGTTATATAACCAGCAACTAACTGTGATTTTGCAACTTCTGCTTCGTGTCCTATATAATTAGTTCCATCACTACTTATAAATAAATCATAAAAAGGACCTGATTCTACTCCTGCTGAATTTATTGTTATATTAAGTTTCATAAGTTTATTATTATTAATTAGTAGTTAGTAGTTATTCTTGTGGTTCTTCTGGTGGAACATATTCTGTTGTTGTTGTTGGATAAACATAATATCCTTCAGCTACTTCTCCTATTCCTGTAAAGAAACAAGAATTTTCTTTTAACAGTCTTATTGAAGCTCCAGTGCCCATATGTCTATTACTTTCTATGCTTCCACCAGGGATTCCCATATAAGGTGACCAATAACTAAGCCAATCAACAGAAGCAGTAGTAGCCCAACCTTCAATTTGAACATCATATGATTTAGCAGCCCACCATAAGCCTTCGTTTCCTAATTCATTAAAATATCCTGCACTTGCTGGATAACCTGGTTGTGCTGGATAACCCCTATAACGCACCCCTCCTGGAAGAGCTGTAAAACCAATAGTATTAGTTCCAAGAGGATTTGCTTCACCAGGGCTTGGAGTATATGCAGTCCATAGTCCTCCACTTCCAATAGTTCCTGTTGCTTTTAACATCTTTCCTGTATAGTAAGGGTAACTACTTGTTCTATTTACAGCCCAATATAATTTCTCCCAATCATGTTGATAAGGTATACGATACCCTAAAGGAGCTATATTTTTTCTTGCTGCTACTTGTTCAAGGGTTGGTGGAACTGACTCTTCTGTATGTATTCCCATAAATGCATACCAATTGTATAATTTACCATAGATAGGGCCATTTGCAGAATTATTGTCGTAATAACACCAAGCTCCTGTTTTTAATGTGTCCCATTGTGCTTGGTCTGTTACTTGTGGAATAGGTGTTCCATCTCTATACGTTTCAACATTTAGATTACAAGGTAACCATATCATATCCTCTATATTAACATCAGGTAATGAACATAAAGAAAGAGGTGCAGTAGTGGTACTTGAAGTAGAAGTAGAAGTAGAAGATGTGCTAGTACTAGTACTAGAGGTACTAGTGCTAGTACTTGAAGTTGAAGTAGAACTACTTGAAGTACTACTTGTACTTGAACTTGTACTTGTTATAGTTAAATCTATACTAGTAGGACAGGAGACACTTGTAGAAGTTACTCTAATCTTAGTTGAACCATTTGGTACTGCTGAAGAAGAATATCCTTGCCCAACTAATACTGATTTTTGAATACCTGAAACAAGTAATGTAAAGGTTGTTCCATTAATACTTGTGTATAAATCAAATGGGCCAGTACCTGTACCTGCTGCTGATAATGTTGTTAAGACTGTCATAAGTTTATTTTTTTATTATTTTAAGTTGAGACTGCATTTCCTACAAGAGTGCAGTCTAAAATTGTTGTTGTACTTGTTGTACTAGTAGTTGTTGTTGCAACCTTTCTATAATCCCATATTAAATACGCATAACTTGATTGTGTAGGATTAACATCATAAAGAAAACTATCCCCTTCCCATGTAGGAGGATTTCCTGGCAGTAATTGTATATTTTGAATTTGAGTTGCATTAGCAAGTATAGTTGCAATTTGTGCAGATGTGTATTCTACTGATGAAATCAAATACCACATTTTATTACCAAGAGTAGGATTAAATACAATATCATTAGGTAAAAAACTTTGAAAATCTTGACGTACCATAATCATGTCATTGACTTGTGGAGATGAGAAATCGTACAATGATGTAACATTTGTTTGAAAAAGAGAAGGTTGTTGTACAGTTAGTATTACTCCACTATTATAATACCAATCTCCTGAAGGTAAATGGCTAGTATAATTATATGATGGACTATAAGTAACTTTTCCACTATCTTCAGGGTCATTAATAATTATTCCTGTTAAAGAATTAATTTGAGGTGGTTCAGTAGTAGTACTAGTTGTAGTTAACAAACTTATAGGTATATCTATAGAATTACTACAATTATCTGTAGCAACTACTCTTATTATAGTTGCATTATTTGGAACATTAGATAAAGAGTATCCTTGTTGTTGTTGTAATTGTAATTTTGTTATTCCTGTTACAATAGGAGTATTATAGTCTATATTAGAATAAAGACTAAAAAGTGTTGTACTTGTCCCTGCTACTGATAATTTAACTAATACTGTCATAATTATATTTGTTGAGCACTTCCTATCATAATACAAGGATTTGTAGTAGTACTTGTACTGCTTGTACTGCTTGTACTAGTTGAAGAAGTACTAGATGTACTTGTACTTGAAGTACTTGTGCTAGATGTGCTACTAATAGGTATAGTAGTAGTACTAGAGGTACTTGAAGTACTCGATGTACTAGAGGTACTTGAAATAGGTAATGTAGTTGTACTACTTGTGCTACTTGTAGAACTTGTACTAGAAATAGGTAGAGTAGTTGTAGGTGCAGCAGTAGTTATAGAAGAAGGGTCTGTAGGTATAATACCTATCTCTCTTATACATGTACTTACTATATCAAAATTATACTTACTTGTAATATAATCTTTTTCTTCTTGACTTACTGCCAAAGCTTTGTCTTGGTAGTAAAAACTTAAATAATAAGAACTAATAATACTTAACATAGTTCTTTCTATTTTTGCATTTCCATATATTTTTTCATGTAATAAACTGCAAAGTACTTCTTGAGTATAAAGACAAATATTATTTTGTGTAGTTTGATTTATATAATTTTGATATGTAGGATAATTAATTGTGTTAAAAGCTTGAGCTTTCATAAAAGCTTCTAAGTAATCTTCACATTGATTGTATCCTCCACAGTCTCCACATTTACCTCCTGACCCTGAGTGTCCTCCTGAATGTCCTCCTGAATTTGAATTTGATCCAGAGTTTGAACCCATCCCTGAACTTGAACTTGAACCTCCTCCCCCTGAACTTGTCCCACATATAGTTTGTTGTGCCATTAAGACAAAAGAACTTAATAGATTCTCGTAATATTTAATAGTAAAAGGAACACTGGTTTCTGTAGAAGAACTTAAATAAATAGAATAGTTTCCATCTGTTGCAAAAGTTAAAACTACTGTTTGATTAGGTGTAATTACTCCTGTCTTTATTTCAGTAGTTGCATCACAAGTTACTTTACTTACATGGTAAGTAAGATCTACTGTTCCAGTATTTTTAAGTGTGTGAGTGTCTTTGTATTTTAAGTATGTGTAATTCAAAGCCATGGGAAAGTGTTTTAAATGTCAAATATACAAAATAAAAAAACATCTCTATAGAAATAGAGATGTTTTATTAAATAGCTTTATTTTAATAATCCTTTTGATTAATCAATCAAAGGAGTATTAGTAATAAAAGCAGTCAAGAAGTTTTTTATAGAGTTTCCTAAGTTACAGTCATCACACTCATATGCAAAGATTGTACTTAATGGATTACTATATTCTTGCCACCCTGATTCAGAACTTTGGTTATATTCCAAAATAATTTGGTCATAATTAGTATTCTTATCAGCTAAGTAAGAGATATTACCATAAGCAGTACCTGTTACTCCTGACAATTTGTAAGGACCTGAACCTGCATTTCCTGAAGCATGGTATTCTTTTTGTAAAATATTATTACCAGTACCTTCTGCATACACAGGGTATTGATTAATAGTAGTTGCACCTGAACATCCAAAACCTTCAATTAGAGAAACAATAAGAACTGTTTCCAATAATTTGTAGTATTGTAAGTTTACTTGGCAAAAAGAACCAATAGAAAGAGGTTGACTTACTAATTGAAAATCAGCAAATACTTGAGCAGCAGCTAAAGCAGTTTTATTGAACACAATTAAATCATCAACATCAGCACTAGTCATTACTGCACCAGCAGCATAATTAACAGAAGTTCCATGAGTAGCAGTAGTTAAAGCTTGTCTTGCAACAGGCTGAGCAATAACTAATCCAGACTCATCTGCATTAATATTAGCTACAAATAATTGAGTCAATACATTTGCATCTAAAGAACCACATCCTTCAGCACAATCATCACAACAAGGAGTTGTAACCATATAAGCTTTGCTAAATTGGTTATAACCTTGAATTCTGTTAATTCTTGCATTACGGAATTCTATTCTTACTCCATACTCAGTATCACACTCAGCTTTGAAGTTACCTACAGTTACCTTCATAGGGGCTCCTGTTGAACAAAGTTTTTCAGTAAAACCTACTACACCTTGTCTTTGTATTACTTGACCTGCAGAAGTTCTGTAGTCAATACCTCCTGAAGGAGTAGTATAAGCCAAAGCAAAGAAAACTTCTTTAGGCATTGGACTTGTAAATTGATCTACAGCTAAGTTAGTAGCTGCATCAAATGCACCTAATTGACCTACAGCTAAATTCTCTATAGATACTCCTGCTCCAGGATCTAAAAGGTTACAGTTAGTTACTGGTAACACTTTAAAAACGTCATTGTTACGATTACTCATAATTTCTCTTTTTTTTAATTAAACAATTTGATTAAAACCTAACTTACTGATTTTACCCTGTAAGTCTGAAGTTTGCACTTCACTTGCAGCAAGCATTACTGCTATATCAACAATTTCCCTATGGGTGTGGTCTGGGAGATCACAATTCACAGCACCTGATAAGGTGACACCTGAAGGATGAGCATATGACCCTGACCCAAAATCTTGGGCATTATGTACATATGCTGGTTTGCGTATATAAGACAACTTTGCTTCATTTATTGTAAAAGTACCATCTGTAAAAGTTTGGATACCTTGTGATTCATAAACTCCATTTACTTCTCTCCACTCAAAAGAACTATTATAAAACTCACTTTCTTCAAAAAGATCATCATGTTCTTGTATATAAAGAACTGCTTCTTGATCTGTACAATTACCTTTTGACAACTTTACTCTGCATCTTACAAAGTATAAATAGTTAGAAGGTAAGGCAATAACATTATTTGTTACAGGAGTCCATGTTCCTCCAACAACAAGAGTTTTAATATCTTCAACTATTCTTTGAGACATTTCAAAACCAAGACCATTATCAACTTTAGGTTGTGCAACTCTTTTAATAAAAAGTTCAACTGCTTCATTAAGAAGCCAGTCAATTTCAGGGACCAATAGTCCCTTATTTTTTTGACTGTCTATTTTATTAAACTTCTGTTTGAAGTCATAGTGCATTTCCCTAGTTGTCATAACTCTTAGTTATTAATTTTAGACAATATTAGAAGTTTAATATCCTGGTTTTCTTCTTTAGAAAGGTATTCTGCAACTTCAATTTCATCAATACCTAAAGGAGAATCCATGTGGAATATTCTTTGTCCTTCTCTTCTTAATACTGATTTTTGAAGAGCTTCTAAAACAAGAGCATGTGATGCTGTTTGTTTTTTATCCATATTCAAAAATCTTAAAAACTCTCCTGCATCTTTGGTAATGATTTTATCAAGTTCTACAGCTACAAAATCTGCAGATTGATTCTTCATATTCTTACCTCCTAATACAAGTATTAATTGTACTTTTCTATCTAATGATAATTTAGATGCTTCAATGATGGCAGTATTCTTTTGTTCTACTTTACTTGCCATTACTGATGCTTGTTCTGCTTCATCAAAAATAACATGAGTAGCTTCTGGCCACATCCCTAGATCATATTCTGCCATTGAATTGGCAACATACTTACTAGCTTTCATCACTCTTACTTTAATATAGTCTAGAGGATTATCATTGTCAAAGAACATTGTATTATTTTCTAACTTTATAATTGCCATTCCTGAATCCCAAAATGGATGAGGAGCTTCTGAATTATAGTGTGGAGACAAATCATAGTTTACTCCTTTTTTAGCTAACTCTTTAATGTCAGCTTCTGATAGCCCTGTAGCATACCTCATTGTAGTAGCATCTACTAAAGCTTGAATTTTTTTTGGTCTTGTGAAAGACTCTTGACCTGTTTTGTTGTGCCATCTTTTTGACTCAATAGGTCTGATTTCAACTTTTACTGAACTCATAATTTCCAATATTTATAATGAACTTAAGGAAATCCTTTTTCCCTTTACCACCAAAAGCTCCTTGTTACAGGAGCTTTTAATAGTTATATAAGTGATCTTAGTTACGAGACAAGATCAATTCTCCACATTTAGTGATGTCATGGATATGGATACCACATGATTTTTCAACATGCATTTCATAGTAAGAACCAGAGTGTGCAGAAGAACCACCATTTTTAGGACCATAAGGACCATACATACCTTCAACATAAGTAAAGGCAAAACCATCTTTTTTGTTCATGATTTTGATGTTAGAGTTTTTAGATTCTCCTGAGAAGTCTAAGAATGTAATTCTTTGAGACTCAATTGGGAAACCTGTAACTTCATCAATTTCAAAGTTAATCTCTCTATCATCATAAAGAGGATTGTGGATTAACTCAAGAGATGCACCATTTGCCATGTTGTATTTCACAAATTGGTAACCTGCTTCAAGAGAATTAGTATGTACTGAGTTAGTCACTTTGTTAGTGTAAACTTCAATATTTTTAATAAATCCTGATTTGTTTTGCCAATCTTGGATAGCTCTGTGGAATTGTAACATTCCATACTCTCCTGTGAATCCTTTAACCTGTCTTCCAGCACCTGGCTTAACACGAGAATAAAAGATGTCTTGCAAGTACTCTTCAATTAACTTAGCAGTTAAGTGAGAATATCTGTGTTGGTGAGAATCTTCCAATTGCTCTTGGATTCCAGGACCCATTCTTACTGGTCTACCATTAGCACCTAATACAGTATCTGCAGATCTTGAATACCAATATCCACGTTCTACTTCTCTGTACCATTGTTGCCAATATTCAACTTCAGCATAACGCATCCATGAATTGTGATAAGCACCTTTAGAATCAGGAATAGCTACAGCCAATACTTCAGTAGAAGCATAGTCAGTAATTCTGTATTCTTTTCTGTACTTAGACATTCTGTTTCTGAAGGCAATTGGCAAACTGAATACAGTTGAACCTGATTGCTCAGCAGCTTCCTCATATTGAGAGAAAAGTTTACCCCATTGTTGTCCTGGTTTCAAATATTTAACAGGCATAAATGCTTGTGGGTCATCTGAATTCATTCTTACAGTGTAGACAGTACCATCTCCATGTTTTACTCCTTGATTTTGTACACGTACTTGGTATTTCTTGTTAGAAGTACCTGGCATGATAACATCTCCTGGTAAGTACCAGTTCTCATCAAGTTTAATTTTGAATGTTTTTTTGAATTTTCCTGGAGTAGTGTTACCCACTGCTTCAACATTTTCTACAACAACTAGAGGTCTAGTGTTTGCACCTTTCAACTCCCATTCCCATTCTGTGTTACCAATAGTTTCTTCTGTTTTAGAGTTACCCATCAACAAAGAAGACATTGGATTATCAGAGTAGTAGTTTTGAGCTGAGAACAATTTGTCCATTTCTCCAAGAATACGGTGTGGTTTAGCAATCAGAGCAGCACCTAAGTGAGATTGCTCAGTCATGTTGGCATTCCACTCCATCTCTTTTACGAGAAGCTTGCTTCCTAATGTAGCCATTTTGATTTAATTTTAAGTTAATAATTAATTTAGTTTATCCCTCTAGCATATCCCAAAGGGCCTTTTTATTGGATTTGTGACCTCCACTTTCTGAATTTGATAATTCCTTTCTGTCAACTCTTTCAACAGCTTCTCTGACTCCTCTTGCAGCTTGAGTTTGTTTCTTTCTCTCAATAGCACTAAAGTCAAAATCTGTTTTTAGAAGTTTAGCTAAAAGAACTATTTTATCTTTGTCAGCCATCACTTTGAATAAGTCTGCTTGCATTTCACTTACAAATCTACCATCTTGTAGTTCTACATTAGGTTCTGAGATATAAGTTGGAAGACTTGTCTTATCTTGTTTAGATAAAGGTAATCCTCCAGTTTCATTCAAACTATTAATATGACTAGTAATGTTAGTCTTATATTCTCTAGCTTGTTTCTTTCTACTTTCTGCAATATCTTTTTGTCTTTGGACTTGACCTGCAGTTTCATTTTCTTGAGCTTCAATAATCTTATCATAAGACTTTTTAGCTATTCCTTCAAGTTTGTCTTTTTCTTTTAGAAACTCTATTTGAGAATCTATATACTCTTGATCATAACCTTGGCTTTTTAAATCCATTGTTACTGCAAGAACTTGAACATCCTCATTGTCAATATCACTATCTTTAGTAATACCTGAAGTTGCATGTTGAATCATCTTACCTAATAGTTCTCCAACATTACCTCCTTTAGATGCAAACTTTACTAAGTCTTTAATATCTTGAGGAAGGTCTTTAATTGTAGCTTCTACTTCTAACTCTAAAGCTTTCTCCCAAGAGTCTTCAAGTAAATGTTCTGCATCTTCTTCAGTAAGTTCTACACCATCTTCTAACTCATAATCTACAAGACCTTTTTCTTTTAAGAACTCAAGAGTCTGTTTATTATTTACATTAGTTACTGGTTCTTTTTTACCTGAAGAAGTTTTATCTTCTTCCTCATCTTCAGTTTGAACTTTAGGGGCATCTTTTTCAAAAGCTTTAAACTGATCATCAATCAATTCTTGTTCTTTTTTTTCTTCCTCTTCTTTTGCAAGATCTTCTTCTGTTTTAACATCATCTTTTAATGCTACATCTACTGCATCAACTTCTAGATTAGTTTCTCCAAAAAAATCATGTTGTTGTGATGAATCATCCCATCCTGCAAATTGGTCAATGGTTTTCTCTGTTCCACTCATAATTGTGACAAATTTAAGTTTAATTATTTAATTAATTACATATTCAAAATGAAGGTTTACTATTTAAAGTATAATAGCCTTATTTTATTTTCCTGCTCCCTTTTGAGCAATTTCTTTAGCCTTTAGTTTATTTTTCTCTTTGTCATCCTGTATTTGATGATCAATTAGTTTAGCTTGATTAGCAACTTGTGCTCTCTTAATTTCAGCATCAACTCCATATTTAGCAACTTCAAGTACATCAGGAGTGCCATCATTATCTTGGTCTTTATTAATATCAAATCCCATAGAAAGAATAGTTTGTTTCTGAATCTCAGTTTTTCTTCTTTCTTCTTCTTTAAGAGTAATCATATCAGCTTCATGTGCCCATTCTTCTTTCTTAAACTCAAGTTCTTTTTGTTGGAAGTCTGCTTTAGCTTTTTCTTGTGCTTGTGCCTGTGCTTGTTCTCTATTAGATCTAAGTTCTTCAGAAACAAGTAAAGCTTCTTCAGCTTCTTGTATAGAATCTTGTTTAATAACTTTAAGGACATCAGATAATTCAATTTTTTGATTCTGCATTGCAGCATGAGCAAGTTGTTGAATAGTCTGTTTAATTTCTTCTGACATAGAAGAGTCTTCCATAAATAAACCTAATGTACTTTCATCAAGTAAGTTTATATCCATCTGTAACATCTCTATAGACATATCATCTAAGATATAAGTGATATTCTTTTTATCAGAGTTAGCATAAGCTACCTTAGCAATATCAAGTAATCCTTGAAGTACATTTCTTTTAATACAATTGTGTAAGTCAAAGTAAGGTTCAAGCATATGAGAAGTCTGCACTAGGTTTTGTTGATTGTTTCCAACTCTTTCAGATACAGAAGTTTGACCTAATACAGGGTCTGTAATACCCACAGATTTACCACATTTTTGTTCTAAGTAATCTGCAAGTTGAATATATTTCTGAATATCAGAAGCCAATGAAAGGTCTAGAGTCTTAGCAATAGTATTTACATCACTTTGATTCATTCCTTCTTCATCAGGATTGTACCACATAAAAGGAGTACTTTCAAAGAAGTATTGCCACTTCTTAAGATCTATTCCAGAGTCAGTAGGAATAGCATTGATGTTCATTAAGATTTTCTTCCCTTTATCTGAAGCCAAGAGTAACTCTAATCTGTACATTACTATGTTATAGTAGTACTGATAAACTTTCATTCTATCCATTACAGAAGTAGGTTGAGAGTTTATGTTATCATAGATTGCACCATAATAAGGTAAATTACATTTATAGATATTGTCCATATCTTTAAACTGTCCTGGAATTGGTCTCATTTCTTTGTAAATGTCAGCACCAATTTTATATCCTTCATATACTTCAGGAATCCATTCATACTTAATTTTTACATCTCCATTTTCTTTATCAAGTCTATAAGTTTCATCAACCATAAACTTAGTTTGGAGAATACCATCTTGATCTATATAATCTAACCAACCTATTTTTCTAAGTCCTTTAAATACACAATGCAATACCCTTACTGCATTTTTATCTTCATAAGTTAGATACTCATCAAAGTTAAATAAGTTATCATGTACTCTTTGAGTAATATGATGATTGTAATTTCTCCAAAGAGTATCTATTTCTTTATCAGTAAGTTCAAAAGTCTGTACAATTTGTGAAGGGTGCATTCTGTATTCTGCTGCAGCCCACTCTCCTTGTTCTATGTAGTCAAGGTCTGAAGCTTTATCACAAGAAAATCTAACAGGGTTTACAACTTTCATTGCTGGTTCTCCATTGATTATTCCTAACCAATATACTTCATAAGCTGAGATTAAACCATGTTTCCAACCATTATTAAACTTCTTTTTGACATCAAGTTTCTTAATTAAGTAATTAACAATCTGTTGTCCTTGTACTTCAGCAGGGTCTCTATGATCCCTTTTCATGTATGCTCTTACTTTATCAGGAGTTGCAGCTTCAATTTCAGCTTGCATTTTTTCTTGCATTTGTTGAGACTCTTGTTCAGTGAGTTCTCTTCCTTTCATTTGAGCCTGATACTCTTTTTCTTTTTGTTGTGTAATAGGAGCCATTATAGAGTTAACAACAAAGTCAGTTATTCTTTTAGTCTCTTCTTCTACTTTTCTATTTGATGCTTCTTTATTAGTGGCAATGACTCTATAACCAAAAGGTCTTTTCATTTCCATACCAATTAAAGCTTTTACTCTATAAGAACAAATATCTCTATTTGCCATTTGAGCTGGCATCTCTCCCTGGTCAGCCCCATAAGGACTAGCTACATAAGCAAAGTCAGAGAGGTCAATTATGTTATTAAATAAATCATAATTTACCCTCATTCTTTTATACTCATTAACCCCTCCATATCCAATAGATAAGAAGTTGGCTTTAGTATCATACATGTCAATCTTTTCTCTATACCAAAGAAAGTTATTATCTTCCTTTTCTCTTCTGCTAAGTCTCTCAGTAGAATATGACTTGGGTTGCGTAACTGGTTGATTCATTTGTTTAAAAGATAAGTATTCACAAAAGTAATAATTATTTTAATGACTGTAGAGCATTTCTACCATTATTTTTTGAGTACATAGTTCCCATCATATCTAAAAGTTGTTTTGCTTTAGCATTTCCTTTTGATTTTGGTTGGTATTCTTTTCCATGTAAGTCTTCTTGATCTTGAAACATAACTTGCATAAGTGCCATGACCCTATCAAAGTTTCCCTTTCTATTATAACTAATTAACTCTTCTAATAGTCCAATAGAATAAATTTGATCTAAAGCTCTAATAGGCATACCATCATCATCAAAGTCAAGAGTCTCTAACAACCAAGATTTAATATACTTTTCTCCTGCATCTTTAAGTTGATCTATCATGTGACAACCATATAACCTATTTACTTTAGAATTCTTAACATTCTTCTTTATAACTTCATCAGGTTGATAAGCTAAATAGTGCAATTGTTTTCTTCTTCTGAAGTAATCTTTAACATGGGTTACTTCATTCTCATGCATAATAGTAGTGTTGTATAACTCAGCAAATAATCTACAAATGTAGTTTACATCATCTGCTTCTCCAGGTCTACCTACATATTCTGCAACAATTATTCTTTTAGTTCTATCTCCTATAATTACACTCTTATAGACATAAACAGCAGCAAGAGAAGTACCTTGTGCCTGTCTGTAAGGGTCATAACCTATTTTGTAAGCATTTCTTTGAGGTACTTCAGCAGGATATTCATAGATAACAGGACACCCTTCTAGAGAAGTATTGTCAGGTTTCATTCTATAAATTACATTAGCTGAGCCATCAAGTATAGGTTCTGCTTTAACTTTTTTAGATTCATAATCATAGAATAGTTTAACAGGAGTTCCCATAATCATATGAAGATTCTTTGCTTTAACTATTTCTAATTGTCTCTTTAATTCAAGTACAGGAAAGTTATTTACACTGACCATACCAAAGGCTTCAAATGGGCCCAAAGGCTTCTCCTGCATTCTCTTCTGAATATCAGCAGATGTAGCACCATTATCTAATAAGATTTTTCTATTAGCAAGTTCTACTTGTTTAGCCCCTTCTCTATCAGAGTTGCCTTGTTCATCATAGTAACCTTCCATATTCCAAGTAATAGGGTGGAAGAATCCACACTTCATATCCTCAGAATCTTCATCCCAAATATTTTGAAATGGTAGCATACCAAATCTTAAAGGACTAGAGTGCATTTCAGAATAATCTGCAGTACCTCCTTCCATATCTCCTGATGTACCAAATACAGTAATCATACCTGTTTTAATATCTCCTGCCATAACACAATCCTGAGTAGCAGCATAAGAACTCTTAAGTAATCCAGGTGTACCAAAAGCTCCTGACTCTTCAAAGATTACATCTCTAGCATCTTTACCCCTGGCAGCATCTGCATTATCTTTAAAAGTAAGTGCCATTATCTCAGACATAAACCCAGTCTCAACCTTTACACCATTTCTGTATTCAATAGTAGAAGCTTTAACGTGGTCCATTTTATCTACAACATCCTTAGGATATACCCAAGCTGTATGAGCATTAATAAAGTTAAGGTAATTGGAAGCCATTGTATAGATACCTTTAGGGTAAAGGAATTTCTTTTCATAAGCAGCAAATATAGTAAGAGCTCTAGGATAACATAAGTAATTCTTAACAGCAATAGCTGCATTCTTATACGAGTATCCCTTTCTTCTAGACTTACCTACAATAAGATTGTATCCTCCTGTTAGGTATTCTTCATCAATTTTAACTTCAAGTTGAAGTCCTTTATATAGTTCAGATAAATTTTCAGACTCACTTAAAGGAATCCCTAATCCATCAACTATACCATTGAAAGCAATTTCTCTTGCCCAAAAATAATTATAATCTCCATCCCAGAAATCTGGGAAATCTGTAACTTTAGCTGACTTCTTTGCACTCATATCCTCTACTTTAAGGATAGGACAGAAGTTTAAATAGAAATAATGATCTCCAGTAATTTTTACACCCCCTACAGAATAACCATTAATAATTCTATTTCTTTGTTCTTGCCAATAAGTATACCAATCAGGAGAACCCCAAGGATCTAGACAGTAGGTATTATACCTCTGAAACTTTCTAGCTTCTTCTCTAAACACTTCTGTGTTTATCCAAATCCCATCTGGGTTTCTGATTGCTCCTAATTTACTCATTTATTTTAAACTGTTTGGGTCTGCAAATGGACTTACTATTTTCTGTCCTTTCTTTTTAACCTCTTCAAATACCTCATTATCAACTTTTTCTCTAAGAGTATTTAAGTTTTCTAGTACTCTAGAAGTATCATTTAAAGCTGAGGTTATATCTTTAGGTTTAAAGATTGGTGCACCTGTTCTGAGATTAACATCATTCATGCTGAATCCAATAAAGAACTGTTGCATCTTTTCAGCAGCTGATTTAGCAGCCATATAGTAATTATAAGTCACAGAAGCTTCAGCTTGAAACTCTTTAAGCTTAGCAATACCTCTAAGAAGTAAAGGATCATTTTGGTCCCACTCTGTCCTTGTGATTATATCTTTTATAATCTTATCAGGTCTCTGGTCTTCAGAGTATCCTGAGTAAGGATTAGATTTCTGAATAGATGCCATGAATTCAATATAAGAGAAGTCTTCTATAGCATATCTTTTATCTGCAGATTCATCTCTTTCCCATATCTCTTTGAATGGAGGTATAAGTAAAACTTGTGTTGTAGGAGAGACTACTTTGCTCTCTACTGTAAATAGTAAACTCATATAGTTTGTTGTTGAGGGTTAAGTAACTGTTTTAACTCTTCGTAAGTAAGTACACTAGCAAAGTTATCAGCTGCTGAATAGATTATACCATACTCAAAACCATCAGGTTCTTTAGCAATACCTATGGCATCTATCTTAAAGAAAGTCATTAGTCTTGTTTCACAATTAGTTACATGAGAAGTTAACCCCATTTTTTCTAGGTTATCAGTCTCATCTGTATTGAAGTAAATTTCTAATTCAATTGGTAGCATAGTTTATACTTTAAAGATTGCTATTGATCTGTTTAACCAGCCTTTTAAAAACTTTTTAAGTTTAATATTTACTCTTACAAGACTATTATAAACTGTATTTCTAGCTAAGTATAAACACTCTTCAGTTACATGAAGCATTTTCTCCCTAGTTGCAGGTCCAATGATCCCATCTTGTGGGACTTTTGCACAACCTTGCATTATTTTGATTGCTCTAGCATTTCCCATGTTATAAGCAGTATCAAAGTACATAAGTCTTGCTTCAAGAGGAAGGATAAATGCATTTATTGCTCTATAATACTTAGTATAAGCAATAGCTGCAGCTTCTTCATAGGTAGTATCCTTAAAATCATCAAGATTTTTAAACATTTCTTTGTTGTGATTATAAGCAATCCCCCAAAGAGTCCAACCTCCAGAATCTCCAGCAACATTGTGAAGACTTCCCCCTGCTTTAGGGTTTTTTACGCCTTCCCAAACTAAAGTTCTGTTAAAAATGTACTCTTTAAAGTACTCGAATTCCTTTTCTACTGTTGGATTAGCCTTAGCTAGCCTTAAATAGTCTGCTATAGTGAGTTTATTTGCCATTATCTAATCCTTGTTGCTTTAATAGTTAATATTTCTGTTATCTGATCTTCATATATAATGTCAATCCTTTTTGTAACTGATTGGGCCCCTTGAACTTGCTCAGGGATATTAGTATTACTATAAGTAATTACTAACTCTTTAGTTTGTTCATCATACTTAGTTGCAGTACATCCACAATAAGGCACTATTGCTGTTATTGTAGGTATGCTTTCTAAAGACCTGAAGATTATTTTTTTAGGAGAACCTGCTTTTATTATCCCTAAATTAATTTCTGATTTTTCCCAGTGACTCATATCTTAAAATTTTTTATGGTGTGTTATTCTTAATTCAAAATCTCTTGACTTTCTTATATCCCAATACTTAAATTCAATATTATACTCTCTTTTGTAGATTAACCAATCAGTCTCATCTACCATTACAGGATAACATTTTGCATCACAAGTCTTGTTTGCCATTTGAAGTGCAGGAGTTGTGCAGCCACAGTGCACACATTCTCCATTACTATAACATTCTTTATTCATAACAAACAACCTATAATTAATCTGCTCGAATATATGCAAAGGAAGTAACCAATTAAACCTTTTACTAAAGAAAAGTTTCTCTCTTAGATGTCCCTGAATATAAGCTTTGATGTTTTTATAATTAACTTTTGCTTTCATTTTCTATTTCTTTTCGTTTAATAGCTGACTCTAGTTGTTCTTTCTTTTTAAAATAATTTAAAGGAGCTATTCTTTGTTCCTTGAACATCTTAGCATAGACCTGTAAATGATAATTTAACTTCTTTGGATAAGATACAAATGTACCAAAAAATTGTAACCTTACATTAACAAATGTACCAGATTCAATTCCTTGCCTTACTTCAATAAAAGGAGCAGAGCAAATTTCAATACATTGTTCCTTTGTAAGATTGGGGTACTTTCCTCTTATAGACTGATAGTACTCTTCAATTAAATCGGCATTTAATAACCTCATTACCTAAAAGTTTTTAAAAGGGCACTACCCTCTTTAGAATTTATTTCTACAATAGTTATAGGCATATCTTCAGGCAAAGTATAAACTTGAGGTCTACAATCTACTCCAGGAGTACTTCCTCTAGAGTCCCAAAATAATATTCTTTCTGTTTGATAAATTTCCATTACTTTGTCTACTGTTAAAGTAGATTCTTCTGGTAAGACATTGATGTCATAAATTAAAGTCTGTTTCATTCTTGTACTATTTTAAATTGATAAAATTGTTGTTTTTCTTCAGGGAGGAGTATACCAGCAACCTGGATAATTCCTCCTAAATCTTCTCTGATTGCACCTTTACTCTTAAGAGAAGAAAGATGATTACTTAATCCACCATCTGACATAGAAAGTATGCTTTTTACTTCCTTTCTAAATGTAGTTCCAAACCTATCTTTCTCAGCAAGTTCCCCTTTAAATGACATAAATGTACCAAGAACTTCTCTTTCCTTTGGTGTCAATTCTATTGGTAAAAAGGGATTAATAATGCTTAAGTGATAGATATAATATTGGGCATCTTTTAACCCAACAATTCCTTTTTGTATTATCTTCATATTTTATTTTTTATGGACAACATTGTGTGTAGAAAAAACTTAAAGCAGTCTCCTCACCATTACCCATGGCAAAAGTTAAGTCATTAATAACGCAAGGAGCACTTAAATTTGTACCTGTTAATAAATAATTTCTAACTCCAATAGTTCCTTGATTCCCAAACCCATTATCTTGAGTATTTCTCATTTGAATTAAGTTATTAATACGAAGTAAAGCGGGGTCAAACCTATAAATTACCATACCAACTAAAGGACAAGCAAAATCAGAAGCACTAATAGTTAAAGCAGGATTTTCACTAGCTATAAATACAGAACCAACTTGAGACATAGCAGATAAATCTACTGCCCCAATATAATAACCATTCAAATAAATATCAAAGTTATCATCCGTAATACTATTCTCATTACATATCTGTAACACTACTACTCTATCAGAACAAGTGGGAGGGACAGGAATATCTTCATTTTCTACAATAAAAGCAACTTCACTTCCTACAGGTACAGGGTTACCTTCATCATCTAGTAACCTTACTGTATAATCCCCTAATCCAGGATATACACTTTCAGATTCTGTAGTCCATCCTTGAGTCAATGTATTAAGTGTCTCAGGGGTTATAGTACTAGGATCAGTTCCACCTTCTACCCAATCTACAACCTGACTTGCATAAGCCTTACTAATATACAAATTCCTTAATTCATTACCTGACATTACAACATAATTAGGATCAATTATATTGTCTTGAGTTATAAAGCTTGCTTGTATATTGTAACTTCCTTGATCTTCTGCCATAATATATTATTTTAAATTAGTTAATCTATTTACTTCATTAATCTGATCATTGTCAATTATATCTTGTCTGTTCAATACTCCTAACATAAGATACCTATGTACATTAGAATGAATGCCATGAATAGCTTTGGCTTCTGCAGGGTCAGCGTATTTCATAGGAATCAGATAATATTTACTATCATATCTCTTCCTAACCAAAGTGCTGAATTCAATACTACTGTCTGTGACTTCTCTCCTTACAATAGGATATAAAGGGTAACTATTCTTTAGACTTTCTGGAGTCTCTTCCTTTAATTCTTTAGCTCTTTGAGATAGAGTCTTAGCCATAGTGTTCAGATTAATATTTAGCAAAGTTAATAATAATATTTAATACTAGGGTATTTTGGTTATAAAAATTTTTAAAATTTTAAAGTTAGTTTAAATTTGGTAATTTATGAAAGTGTGATCCTCCCTAGATCAAGACCCCCACCAAGATTTAGGATTACAGGGCCCCCCAAGGGCTAAATAGAACTAAAGTATTTCCTGCCCTATATTTATATAGAAAAAGGAGAGCAATCTTACTGACTTAGGTTTACCTAGTCTTGTGAGTCTACTGAGAGTTTTATGTCTTGTTGTTCTTTGTCTGTGTCCTGCTGGGCTCAGGCTTGGGTGTCTGTTGACTTGTGTTAGTATATATAATGTAATGTTATGTATCAAAACAATAGCAACTTTGACTTGGTGCTACGCACCAAAACCCTCACTGATTATGAGTATTAATCTAATTCAACAGTCTAATTGCAAGGACATTAAATACGTGCTCAACAAACACCATGGCAACAATTGCTGAGATTAAAGTAAGATTGAACTATTCAGTATTAAACCTGAACACTGCTCTTGACAAGGACAATCAACCTACAGAGTGGATGAGACATTGGGACAATGATAACAGAATAGCTGTATCATTACACAAAGACACATTAGCCAAGATTAAGGCTAACAACATGATGTCTAATCTAGTGCTTCAAACAGAAGAGAAAGCTGGAGCTCAAGGAGCATACACAGCTATACGCATAGTTGCTGTAGCTGAGGCTGAAGCAACATTGTAGATCAACATTAAGGAACAACATTAGTAGAGCAATCTACTGGTGTTGTTCTCTTTTTTTCTGTCCTTGAGGTGAAGTAGACTGAGAAATGATTTCTTTTTTCAAAACCCTAGGTGAAGTAGAGGGAGAAATGGTAGAGTAAAGATATGTCTCTTTAAAAGAAAATCCCCTGCTCAAAACCCTCACTAAATTGGAGTATTAATCCATTAAATTAAATAGAATATGGCAAACTTGTCAGAGATTAAAAGAACATTAGGTTATGATATGCTTAACCTAAACACAGTGGTTACAGAAAGTGGTGAACAAACTCCTTGGTTTAAACAATGGGATAATGACTCCAGAATAGCTGTGCTTGTACATAAGGATACATTTGCCAGAATTAAGGCAAATCCTGAACTAAGCTCATTAGGCTTAAATGTTCAGACTAAACAAGGTGCACAAGGTGAGTATACTGCTAAAACTATCTGTATTTATACTGAAGCAGAGCAAACTTTGTAGGCTAACTTGCTGATTAATTTGCAATTAAAGATGTAGGTGAAAACCCATACACCTTTAATTGCATCTTATTTCAAAACTCAAATTAACTATCATACATTTTAATAGCCTTATTTTTAAAACATAGGGAGTACTTCATCCTCATATATCCTGTCAATGGCTCTATATGAGGATTAGCTCCACACATTATTTAACCAATTTAATCCAACAATAATCATGAAACAGTTTTTATCAATTTTTGGCATCCTATTACTAGGAGCACTAATAGGTGGTGTTATGGCAAGACCTAATCCTACTTATCCTCAAGAAGAATATCAAGTTGTAGTACTAGATAACAATGAAGTCATATTAAAAGACTCTCATAGACATGAAATAGTAACTACATCAATGGACAGTCTTGCTTATTATATTAACGAAGATAATTTCTAATTTATTAGGCTCTTTAACTAGAGCCTATTAAATAGCCTTATTTTATAAACCAATCATTTAATCCAACACAATGAAAAAATCAAACAAATCTCAATTTCAAAAAGACAATGCTAAACAAACTATGTGGGAAACATGGTTCTTTGTCTCATTTACATTATTTGGTGCTTATCTATTTGTAGGCACATTAGAAGGCAGTGAATATATATTTCCTAATTGGCCTTATTTTGCAGGACTATCTAGTATTAACTTTTTAATCTGTCTATATTATGGCCTTAAAACTAGAAACTAAATTCATAGAAGGCACTAATAACCAATACTCCATCAGAAATGATGGAGTTGTTATTAGTCATTATATTAATAAATATGATATTAACTTAAAAACAATGTCTATTTTTTACAGAGATAAGATAATTAAACCTAGGTTAACAGAAAGAGTTAATAATATCCTGGTTTCTGTACCTATTAATGGTAAGTTTAAAGAAGTAACTGTAAAAAGCTTAGTTGCAAAAGCTTTTAATATGCCTAATCCTTACATAAACAAAGGAAGTAGTATACTGCTTTATTATAAAGATAATAATCCTTTTAACTGTTCTTATGACAATCTGTATTACAAAGCTAAAGTAGATTGTAAAGTTTACACTAATGAACAAGAAAAGAAAGAAGATCATGCACAAAGAAAAAGAAAACAAAGTTACATTAGATATAAAAACTTGTCAAAAGAACAGCAATTACATAAAATTGAAGTAACAAAGATTTGGCAAAAGAATAATCTGGAAAAAGTTTCAAAAATAAGAAAGATTAATGGTAAAAGACACACAGAAAATATAACTAGATGTTATGTTGCTGCTAAATTACACATGTCAACAAAAAACTTATCTGAAGAGCTTTATGATTTATATAAAAATAATTTGTTATTACACCGTTTAATCAAATCTAAAAAACAATGTCAAACACAATAATAATACCACCATCACCTGAAAATACTAATGAACTTATCACAGCCTTATTATATGTTTATAATGAAGTATTAAATGATAGGATGCCATTATTAAAAGCTCAAATTCTTGTAAACACAGCTAACTCTGTATGTAGATTGCAAAGAAATCACATTATACATGAATTAACTATGTCTAAAAACAAAATTAAACTTTTAGAAAACTAATTATGATACAAGATTCTAAACCTTACATCATTGCAATAACACTCTTCATTGTAGTATTATTATGCTCAAGCTGTTCTAGTAACCATTGCTTCCATAAAACAAGCAAATGGACCCATAATGGTAGATAAAACAAAAACCTCTAGTCTTTCCTGACCAGAGGTTTACTTTTATACCTACAAAGAAAAAAAGTACCAAAAAAAGAAACTCAGAACCCATTCCAAAGCCACCTGAAGGTGGTTCTGAATTTATTCCTGTGCATGCTGATGCACTGAGAAACTCAGAGAGACAAAGTTATAGGTTTTATTTTTAATAATCAAGTAAATAACTATATAAACTAATAAAGTTATTAACAATTTAATTAACAAAATAAGAAGATGAAAAAACTAATTGTATTAATGGCTATGCCATTGTTGTTTGCATGTAGCTCAGAAGATGAGGGTAAAGATTGCAATTGTGGGTTAATAGTAAGAGATAATGTAAAAGACTATTCTGTTACTATAAGAAATGCTTGTTCAGGTAACGAACAAACATTTATATTACAACCAGGAGATTGGGTTAATGCTCATGTTGGTAGTGACTATTGTATTACTAATGTTAGTAATTGGAAATTAGCACCAAAGAAATAATATGTGTACATATATAAAAGATAGTAGTACACCTTGTGAAACCTGTCCTAGACTAATAACAGCATTATACACTTGTGAATTATTAAAAGAAACATTTAAAGAAGAAGAGGAGTAATATCCTCTTTTTTTTTGTTTTTTAACCTCCTCTCAAAACCCTCACTAATTTGTAGCATAAATGCAGTAAGTTCTTTTAGTACTGACATTTATGTGTTACATAACGGAAGTTTAATTTATATCCAATTCTAAAATGATTCAAAAGAGAACAAGAATCAAGTTTGCTACATTAGAGGCTTCTAGTAATCCTCATAGAAACATACTTGCTAAGAGATTAGTAATGGTAGTTAAATATGTAGCTGGATTTAGTCCAAGAGTCTTAAGCATAGAAGCTCAAGGAATAAAATCAAATCCCTATTAATGGGCTAGAAATAGCCCTTAATAAATTATCTAATCAAAAATAAAATATTATGAAGAAGTTTTTTAGTTGGCTACAAGCCACAAAGAAGTCCTATTTGGATATTGAACCTGAAGTTCAAGCTGAATATGTGTCTAAAGTTGTTTATTTGTTAAGAAGAGATTTTAAATCTGATGAACAAAATGAAATCTTATTAGCTATTGCTTATAAGTTGTCTGATTTAAGAGTAAAAGACTTAGATCAAATGGCAAAAGATTATGCTAGACTACAAGAGAATACAGAAACTCTTAGATGTAGATTAGCATTAAGTTAAATTTAGGTTGGATTAAATTTAACGATAAGAGTATAAGGGAATAAATCTTCTATGGAAGTGTCCCTTTACCTCTTATTTATCCAACAAACTCTTAAAGTCTTAATCAGGATAGGAGAAGCTTCAGGAATCCTCCAAAATTATATGTTAGTCACATTCCCACATTCCTGGTCACTGAAATAAGTTTATTCGCCTATTCTTAAAGTAGTGTATAAACAAGGTTAAGACTTTATCTTTTACTCTTATTAGTTATTAGAGTTGATACTATACTCAGCAGTAAACAAAGTATCTTAGTAAGAGTTTTTATTCTTTAGAGGCATATGGTGTAGTGGATTAAGTTTCCAAGCATACTAAAGAATTTTATTAATTGGGCCTGTCATGGTATTGATTAGGTATGTTATTTATTAGAAATCAGCACAGAGAGATAACTGTATAAAACTAAGGTGAATCATTTTAAATGGAAACACACAAGAGAATACCCAAGTACAAGCTAATATGGAGAAAGTATTTTCTCTTATCTCTTCAGTAGAAGTAGAACTAGCTGTGGCAGCTTAGCCAAAGAATAAGCAGATTAATACTCCCTTTTTCTATAGTATAGGGTAAAAGACTATAGTGGTGGATGTCTTCTGTTTACAGTTGACCCTATTTCTTGCTGGTTAAGCAGAATTAAAAGATAAACATAACCAACTTGTTTGATAAGTGCAAGTATAAAATTGTATCAAAAAGCTGTATAAATTTCTAGTATTGAAGTATTTAAGACCTGGGTTCGATTCCCAGCAGGTCCACTACAAACATTGTCAGCAAGGCTCTCATCCTGTTGTATTCAAACAATATGTGCTTTTAAAGCTCTGAATATTGTAGTAATCCAGTAATAGACAAGTGCAGTACAGAGGTTTGGGTCAGAGTAATAGAAAGTGTTGGCTTCGCCTGATCTTTAAGAAAACCTCTCTGACTTTTAATTAACTAAAGGTAAATTTAAACAAAAATCAAATCATTAATCTGAGTATGGAATAGGTTATTACCTTTACTATGAAGTATTTAGAAAAATTAAATCACATTACCATGAACAATGTTTCAAACACACAAGAACAAGGAGTAAGAAAACAAATGTCTAAAAGCCCTTTAGAGGTTACAAGAGTACATGCAACTGCTTACCAAAAAGAGGGAACTCTAACTGCAGAAATTAAACAGACTGTGACTACAAAGTCATTTTACCCATCAAAGTCTGTAAGTAACAACTTAAAAGATAATCCATTCAGTACATCTGAGTTTGGTTTTTCTGAAAGTGAATACACTTCTGAAGAAAGAAGAGTTGCTTGGGTTGAAGCACCTATTGGTTCTACTGTAGAATCTATGGTAGCTAGACTTGCTACTCTTCCTGAAGCTACTATTTACAAGATTTTAGCTAATCACCCTATCTTATCTGATAGTCAAGAGTATGCTATTGAAGCAGGATTGACTTCTAAAGAATCTATTGCTGATAAGCAAGCAGTAAGATATGGAGAAGGACATCCTCAAGCAGGACAACTGATTTTAGACAAAGCTGGTAAACCTCAGTACAAACAAACTTTCTTTAAAAGAGAGGCTAAAGAAGATGAAGATTTGAGAACTGCAGATCCTGTAGATTTCTATTCTACTTCTGAAATGAGAGTTGAATTAGCTGGGGTATTAATCCCAACTTCTGTAGCACAAGATGTGCTATAATTATTAACCAAATAGAGAGAGTAAGGATATTTCCTTACTTTCTCTTTTTTTTATCCAAACATAAATGAGTAGTTTAACAAAGCATCAACAAGAAAAGTTTAGAGAGATACTAAATTTTATTAAGCAAGGAGAAACTGTAATTCTCTTAAAAGGTTCAGCAGGGGTAGGCAAAACGTGGTTAGTGCACACTTTAATAAAAGAGTTGACTTATACAATAAAACCTTTTAAAATTATGTGTTCAGCTCCAACACACAAAGCTTTAGCTGTTATTAATAGTAAAGTAAAAATAAAATTAGTAAAGTTTAGTACAGTACACAGTGCTTTACAATATAGAAGCAGTATCAATAAAGAAACAGGTAAAAGAGTATTTAGTTCTCATCCTAATGATAAGTGGCCTCCACTTAAAGATATTAAATATTGGATAATTGATGAAGCTTCTATGATAGATACTGATATGCTTAAAACTATTCTATTTCATGCTAAATTACAAGAAACAACAGTAATATTTGTAGGAGATGATAAGCAATTAAATCCTGTAGATGAAGAAGACAGCCCTGTCTTTAATCAAAAGTATCCTGAAGTAGAACTTACTGAGATTATTAGGCAAGGAGAAGGCAATCCTATCATTACTCTTAGTAGAGATATACCTAAAATTTGGGAAAGAAAATCTAATTTGTTAGGTGGACCTGAAGGACAAGATGTAGGTTATCTTCATACTCAAAATCTAGCTAGAATTATTGAAGAGTTAGCTAAAGTTAATGGTACTGATGAGTTTAAATATCTTGCTTGGACTAACAAAGAAGTAGATAAAATCAATAAGCTAGTAAGGCACAGAATATATGGAGACAATCCTGATAAAATAGAATTAGGAGAAACAATTATATTCAATGCACCTTACAAGAATTACACTACTAATGAAACTGTAGAAGTTCTAGAATTAGAAAAAACAACTATTAATCAGCAAATAGTATTGAAAGATCAAGGTACAAAACAAAGTATATCTGTTGAATTTAATATTTATATTATTAATAAAGATATTAAAGTCTTGAATGATAGTTCTTTAGCAATATTTAAAAAGTATAGTACACTTACAAATAAAAATTGTAAAGACAAAATGCTTTCTTATGTAGAAAGAAATTATTTTTTAAGTATTTTTGCTGACTTCAACTATAATCATGCACTTACAATTCATAAGAGCCAAGGTAGTACCTACAAGACTACTGTCCTTAATGTTAGGGATATAAATTTCAATCAAAAAGAAAAAGAAAAACAAAGGTTATTCTATACAGGAGTAACCAGAGCAAGTGATTTATTAATTTTATACAATGTTTAGCTATGACTAACAGAAAACAGTTAACCCCATTTACTGGGTATTTTGAAAAAATGACCACACCTGAAACAATTGTGGCAGAGGGTAAAACCCCTAAAAAAAGAGCTTTAGTTACTATTGTAACAGATGATGGACAAAAAGCTTTCTTTGAAGTAAGAGATATAATAATTGCAAGGATTGAAAAGCTAGGTTTAAGACCTGGAGATCAGATTGAAATTGGTTTTGTATTTATAGGTTCTGAAAAGAATAACAAAGTCTATAATAATATCTTTATCAATCAAATAGATTATGTCAAATCTTACTGAAGAAGAGTTGAAGTATAAGATTGATGATTCAAATCTTCAATTTGTGGTATTGCTACAATTAATCATAGAAAGAATAGAGTTTCTTGAAACTCAAAAATATGTCTATGGTTCAATAAAGCAGTTTCTTAAGAATTCTAAAGTTAAATATGAAAAGTTTATAGGAGATGTGTTTGCTAATCAAGAAAAAATTAATGGAGATTCAGCACAAAGAGCTACTAATAAACTATTTGTTATGCAAGAAAGAGTTGAAAAAGCTCTTGCTAATGAATATGTATTAACTGTAGATGAAAGAAGAGAAAGAACTAAAGCTATACTTAGCACTTACATGATTAAACCTTTAGTTGAAAAGGCTTTAACAGAAATGGAATCCAAGAACCTTTTTAATTTTTAATTATGAGATACACAATCTTTGATATAGAAACAGATGGCTTATTAGATACTCTTACTACTTTTCATTGTCTTGTAGCACATACTTATGAAGGTAATCAACTGTTAGGCGAAACTGTTGTGACTAATACTTGGGAGCTAGTAAACTTTCTTACTACACAAGATATACTTGTAGGTCATAACATAGTGAGATATGATTTTCCTGCTATTAAAAAGCTAACAGGATATACTCATACAGGGCCTGTAATTGATACTTTGGCTCTTTCTTGGTACTTATATCCAGAAAGGAAAGAACATGGCTTAGAGTCATGGGGTGAGACTGTTGGCATAGCTAAACCTGTTATCATAGATTGGGAAAACCAAGCACCAGAAGATTATATACATAGATGTACTACAGATGTGGTAATCAATTCTATAATCTTTGGTAATTTCATAGCTTATCTTAAAGATATTTATGCAGATGAAGATTATCATAGACTTATGGCATATCTAACTTGGAAACTAAAGTGTGCTGCAGAACAAGAAGAGTATCCTTTGAGTATTAATAGAGAATATTGTAAAGAAACTTTGGCTAAACTTAATACTCTTGTAGAAGAAAGAAAAGCTAATTTATCAGCAGCAATGCCTAAAGTAGAAAAGTGGACTTCAAAGAGTCAACCCTCTAAGATGTTTACAGTAAAAGGAGAATTGACTAAAGCAGGGATTGCTTGGTTAGAACTCTTATCTGACAATGATTTAGAAGCAGACTTTGATGGAGAGATTAAAGTTCTCAAATCTGAAGAAGAACCTAATGCTACCTCAACAAGTCAATTAAAATCTTGGCTTTTCAGTTTGGGATGGACACCAACAGTATTTAACTATGTAAAAGAAGAAGAGTCTACAAGAGCTGTACCTCAGATTCAAGATAAAGATAAA